CCCAGCAGGAAATGAAACGCCAGTGCTGCCATCAATCGTTGTTGCCATGTTTACACCTAATCTGCGCCAACAAGCGCCATGATTTCGTCAATGGTTTCTTTAACTTCCCACGAGTTGCCATTCATACCAAACGCTACGGTAATTTTTGTGCCGTCTTCTTGCGAACTTTCAAAGAACGACATCATCGCCTCGGTGTTCAAGATCAAACTTTCACCGATACGGCCCTTGGTTGCGTTGGTCAGTTTGATCAGCTTCATACTTGCTCAACCCAAGAAGTGGTGGCTTCATCCCACGAATACCGCTTGTCATCAGTCGGCATAGGCACTGGCGCATACCAAATGCAGGAATCTTCATTCAACACCCATGACGCATACGGTTTGGGAGAAATGAAAGCATCGCGCTGCGCGTCATAGGTGTAACCGATGCCCGCATAATTCTTACGGTAAGGCGTACCGCCGAGCGCATGAACACCGCCGTGCGTGTTGTACGAGGTTTGCTTGTAGACATCGCCAGTACGCGCAGTCAGTTCAGCTTCTTTGCCATTGTCCTCGTCACGACCTACAGTAACGAAAGTTACGACATTGTTTGAGTCAAGTTTTGCAAAATGCGCCATGATTACTCCTTATGCAAAAGATACGGTTTCTGATCCGGTTGATGTTGCAGTGACAGTGTAGATTTTATACCCGCCGCCAGTAGTAGAAGTTTGCGTTACGCCACCGGAGAAAGTTGCAGTGTAGGTGCTAGGTATCTTGATGATGACAACGCCTGAACCGCCAGATTTTCCGTTTCTAGTTGCTCCACCAGCATATCCATTGCCTGCCCCACCGCCGCCGCCAAGATTGGCAGTTCCTGCGCTTCCGTTGGTGTTATTGGATGAGCCATTGCCACCGCCGCCCGTACCGCCATCGGTAACGGTTGCGCTGTTGCCTGATGCCCCGCCTCCGCCGCCCCCATAGGTGACGCTCGATCCCGAGATGCTTGAGGCCACGCCAGCGCCGCCTATGCCTATGTTTCCTGCTGTGTTGTTTCCGGCAGTTCCTACTGCACCTGCACCGCCGCCCCCGCCTCCACTAGAAGAATTATTGCTGCCTGTGCCGCCTGCGTAACCTTGATTTGCTGTTCCAGTTCCACCGCCGTGACTGCCTGATCCAGCGCCTGATCCACCCCCGCCCGATCCACCGTTTGAGCCTGCTAGTGCGGCGCTTCCGCCACCGCCCCCGCCGGTTGATGTAATGGACGAAAAAACAGAGTTTGATCCGTTAGTTCCATTTGGACTAGACGATGATCCAGCGCCACCTGCACCTACTGTTACGGTGTAGTTAGTGCCAATAACAATAGGCAAAATTGATTCAGCAGAACCCCCGCCGCCACTTGTTCCTGCGGATGTTCTAAATCCACCTGCCCCACCACCGCCTGCTTCGTCCCATCCTCCGCCACCGCCACCAGCTACAACAAGGTATTCAGCAAGAAAACCGGGGGCAAACGAAACAGTCTCGTTGCCCGTGCTTGTTGCCGTAACCGAGTAGATGTTGTAGCCACCCGAAGTTGATACGGTTTGCGTTACGCCACCGGAAAATGTTCCCACATGAGTGTCAGGAATTTTGACTATCACTATGCCCGAACCACCATTGCCGCCAGCAAATTCTGCGCCGCCTGCTCCACCACCCCCGCCGCCACCAAAGTTTGCCGTTGCATTTCCACCTACGGTTGTGCTCGACCCATTGCCAGCATTCGTACCGCCTGTACCACCCGTTCCTGTCGGACTACCCGTATTTGTGCCACCGCCACCACCGCCTGAGTACGATTGCGATGTGCCAGATAGCGAAGAAGTCGATGCCGCGCCACCTGCTCCACCCGTTGAACTTGCGCCGTTTGCACCTGCCCCCCCTGCCCCACCTCCACCTCCACCGGGATAAGGTGCGGTATTAAGACCGTTACCGCCGTTGTTGCCGTAGTTTGCGCCTGTTCCGCCAGTCCCTGCATAACCACCGGCATTAACTGCGCCGCCACCGCCAGATGCATTTGCAGACGAAGTGCCGTTTGCCGTTCCACCGGCAGTTACCGACCCACCACCGCCACCGCCAGCAGATGTGATGCTGCTTAATACAGACGAACTGCCATCCGCGCCGTTTACGGTTCTAACTGTTGATCCTGCGCCACCAGCGCCAACGGTTACCGTGTAATTAACTCCCGGCGCTAGTACAAGTCCTGTTGCCGTTCTAAATCCACCGCCACCGCCACCGCCCCCATAGGCTTTGCCGCCACCTGCACCGCCACCAACAACAAGATACTCGCCAGAAATTGCAGCAACAAATGTCACCGTCTCCGAGCCAGTCGAAGTAGCAGTAACGGTAAAGATGTTAAAGCCGCCCGATGTAGACGATGTGTATGTAACGCCGCCTGAAAATACTGCGCCAATGGTGTCGGGTACTCTAAGGATAACTACGCCGCTACCGCCAGCTTTTGCAACACCGGAAGTACCATAACCGCCACCGCCACCACCACCTGTATTGGCAGTTCCAGCAACAGCCTGACCCAAGTTAATACCACCCGCCCCTCCACCACCTGCGCCACCTGCGCCACCAGTAGCATTGGAAGCTCCACCCCCGCCGCCAGCATAGGTGACAGATGAACCTGTAATTGTTGAGGCCGTTCCCGCGCCACCAGCACCTCCAGTGCTAGTTCCGGGCGTTGTTCCTCCAACGGCAGATGCACCGCCGCCGCCTCCACCGCCATTATCGGCTGCGCTTGGAGTTCCACCATTATTACCTTGTGAGGGTGATGTTGATGGAGTATTTCCTGTGCCGCCGGTTCCACCATTGTGACCGCCACCACCACCGGAAGCACCTGTTTTTCCTGCTCTAGCTGCCCCGCCAGCGCCACCTCCACCGCCACCGGATGAAGTAAGCGTATTAAAAATTGAATCGCTGCCATTAGTTCCGTCACCGGACGCACTAGATGAATTTGTTGCACCTGCTGCGCCGCCCGCCCCGACAGTTACTGTGTAGCTTGTTCCAAGCGTTATACCAAGTCCGTTGGCTGTTCTAAAGCCTCCTGCACCGCCGCCACCGCCACCACCTGAATTTGAACCTGCGCCACCCGCGCCACCCGCAACTACCAAGTAGTCAACCGAAGGCGTAGTCGCAAAAGTCACAGTCTCCGAAGTTGTTGAAGTCGCTGTGACTGAATAAATGTTGTAGCCGCTAACTGCGCTGCTGAATGTATATGTCACGCCGCTTGAGAATGCAGCATAGGCAGTCGATGGCACTTTGATGATGACAACGCCCGAGCCGCCTGCTTTGCCCTGATAATACGAAGATGATTGATACCCGCCCGCGCCGCCGCCGCTGCCCGTGTTAACTGTTCCGGCTGTTCCTGCGTCTCCATTTGACCCGCCGCCATTGCCGCCGCCGCCCGAGCCACCCGTTCCACCTTGGGCCGAGCCGCGACCATCTCCACCCCCTGCGCCGCCGCCAGCACGAGTGACGCTTGATCCAGTGATACTGCTTGCAGTACCTGCCCCACCGTTGCCCGCATTGCCTGACGGGGAACTTACACCAACTGCACTAGAACCACCTCCTCCACCGCCAACAACATCACCCGTGCCGTTGTTGTGTCCCGTGCCTCCGTCTTTGCCTTGTCCAACCGTTCCACTTCCAACTGTGCTTGTGACTGTACCTCCACCCGAGCCGCCGCTTCCTGCGTTGCCGTCTGCTCCAAAACCACCACCAGTCGAAGTGATGGAACTAAAAACAGAGTTTGACCCCGCCGTGCCAGCGCCACCGCCAACTGCGCCTGTTCCACCAGCGCCAACTGTGACGGTATATGCGATGCCATAGGAAAGTGTTAGTGCTGCTTCAGCAGACGAGCCGCCACCGCTAGTTCCCGCGCTTGTGCGGTAGCCGCCTGCACCCGCGCCACCAAATCCACCACCACCGCCACCGCCTGCTATAACGAGGAAATCGGCAGTAATCCCCGCAGCACCAGTAAAGAAAAAGTTTTTGGCGGCGAACATTATGGGGTGTATCCCTGTGCAATCGAACCGTACCAGTTCGTTCCATCGCTGATAAACGTCAGAATGTCCATCTTGCCCGCAGTAGCGGTAATCGTTGGCGCACCGCTTGTGCCCCACTTCACACTGGTAAATGTAGCGCTTCCATTCCCCGTTGATGCAGCTTGCTTGAGGAATAACATAAACGATTTACCCGCAGTAGCGGTCGGCATCGTGAACGTGCAAGCCGTCGAAGCCGTCAGGGTTGCAGTTTGCACCGTGCCGTTGGTCAGGGAGAGAGTGTTGGAGGAAGTCACCGTACCAATTGCAACTACAGCCTCGGTATATGCTCCAGACAAGTTTAAACTTTTTGCGGTATCAATAGTAACGGCAGTTGTGGTTCCGTTTGAAGCAAGAATCAACGAAGTTGCAGAAGTAACTTTGCCCGCAAAAGTAGCGTTCTGACTTGTGTCTAGCGTAATAGCAGCTGTGCCTCCAGACCCAGTATCATTGGTCTTGAGTACAAGAGTTCCATCTGTATTGCCGGTAACAACAATCGGGTTGGTTGAGCCAGTCCCTGCGGTAATGGTACTCATACTATCACCCACCTTTGTCCTGAAGATACGGTTACGGCAACGCCGCTGTTAACGGTTATCGGGCCTACGGAAAAACCGTTTGTTCCAGTTGCAATAGTGTAGCTACTGGATACTGCGGTACTATTAACAACGATTCCGTTGCCCATGATTTTGTTGGTCAAAGTCTGCGCCGCGTCAGCGGTTACAGCAGTAGCGGCAGTAAGCCGCAGTTCTACCGTGTCGCCAGTGAGCCATGCTACCGCCGTAGTTCCTTCTTGCGCCCTTACAATGGTAAAAGTGTCGGTAGACCGAGCAGTAACCTTGACAATTTCTACGGCAGCTGCGGAGTTCTCAAGGGTGACAAAAGTGTAATCACCGCCACTCAACGTGGGAAACAGCGCCCCCTTACCAGTAGCTACAGTAAGTGAGGTAGCAACGCTAGAAATTCCGCTAGCAAGCGTGGTTGAAGCATTATTAGTAGCTAGGTAAGCGGCCATATCAACCCTTCATCTTGGCCACAAACGACTGTAGGAAAGCTGTAGCCCTCTGTGAATCTACGTTCTCTGAGTCTTTAGACTCAGCACGGTAGACAACATAGTCCTCAAGCGCAGGCTGGTACGTGACCGGCAAGTCGGTAATTGTGTCCGTCAACGCAAGGGTAGTTGGGTTACGCACGTACCGAACATCCAGAACTTGGTTTACCGGAGCCTTGGGGTAGACGTAGAACTTGAGCGGGTCGTTGGCAAACTTAACATACTGCGTAGCCGGGCCTGCAGTGTCAGTTCTCCATGACCGGTTGAAGGTGCTCATGGACATGAAGTCAAACGCCGTAATAGACGCCCCGTTGTGGATACACAATACTTCCACCAGAGTAACTGCATCGGTAAACGAGACAGTCTGTTCGCACTGACCAGAAATACAGGTGTAGTCACCTACGGTAAAAAAGAGTTCTGGGCGAAGGATCAGAGCCTCGCGCATTGCGTCGTTAACGTACGACAACAACTCGGTATCCGTCTGGCGTGGAGAAGTTGTACTGGTATCGTTAAGGATGTACCTAGCCGCTGTAATGATATTTTGTGGAGTCATGTCAATGCACCGTTAGGGGCGAACTTCCAGTATGCGGAGTCAGCGAATTGTACCCAGTATGTGGAGTAATGGGGTCAGAATCTGCATGGCCCTGCCAGTAGATACCAAGTACAGTTACAGTGAAGAGCGTGTCCCCGGCTTCAGTAATCGTTCCAGTTCCAGAAACAGACGCACTTCCTGAGAAAGTAAGGGTGTTAGATGCTTGTGTAACCGACAAAGACCCAGACCTGCCGAGTACTGCTACAGCGGTAACCGTATTAGCAGCTTGAGTTAGCGACGAGTTTCCGTCTAGCGTAGCTGTACCCGTAAAGGATAGAGTATTGTTGCCCTGCGTCATAACCGAGATGCCGGTTATCTGCAAAGTACCCGCAAAAAGTAGCGAGTTTGAAGCTTGAGTCTGTACCAGACTTGCTAGAGTTGAAACCAAACCAGCCGAAGTTACAGTCTGGCTGTCTTGAGTCTTCGACAAACTACCTGCCAACGCAACAGCTGCGCTAGCAGTTATGGTGTTACTAGCCTGTGTTTGGCTGGATGCTCCGGCGATAGACACCGCAGACGAAGCCGACAGCGTTTGATCATCCTGCGTTTTGCTAAGCGCCCCCACCAATGTGAGAGCGCCAGCTGCAACAATAGCGTTGGAAGCCTGCGTTGCGTCCAGAACCCCAATGCGTCCGGAACCACCCCTAGAGCCATTTAGAGCCGCGCCGTTAAGCTGGACTCCGTTAATAGCCCCAAACGCCATTACGAGTTACCGGCAGTCAGTGTAAAGGTGCTGATTGCAACAGCTTGGCCAGAGGCAATGCTAGTGTTGTCTAGGGTAAGGTCTCCACCGCCGCCAGTAACCGTCACTGTGCCTTGAAGGTGGCAGGTGGTAACCGTAGAGTCCCAAATACGCCAATAGCCAGCAGCAGTGCCAGTACTAGCGCCAGCATCTCCGGTAGTTGACCACGTACCAGACTTAACTTTAGTACCGCCAGAAGCAGCAGCCATCCAGTCAGAGGGCAAGGAGAAGCTGGCCAGCATGGTTCCCGACACTGCCGTAGCAGTGGTAGCGGGAACAGAACCGGAATACAGCCGAAGAACGGCAGACGTACCAACAGTAGATTCAGTTTGATCCAGTTGGTTGTTGCGCAGAGTTACTGAGTACTGAAGGGCCATGACTACTCCTACGAGAAGGGTTTCATCTGTACTTCGACGGGCAATTCAGCCCGAAACCGTTGCTGCCGAATACGAGCATCGGTAGCACGACCGTCAAACTGTCGATACGCAAACGCCGCTGCATCCGGGTTAGACCACGGCTTATTAGGCTGAATCATCAGCCAGTACTTAGCGTAAGCCGTAACTCCCTCCAAGTACCACCCGTATAGCCTGTCATCCACAGAGGTCACAGTTATGGTCGGCATTACAATAGTTTTGACCAAAAAAGTCTCTACCGCTGTAGGAGTGGGGTAGAACCTAAGAGACAGCGGGTAGGTCTCCAACACCGCATACATATTGGGAGCACCGGTAGCTACAACTTGCTTGTCTATCTCAGCTTGCGACTTTGCGTCCAAGAACTCTATGGCTGTAGCCGTAGCACTGGTAGGACGGTTAATACTAACGATGGTTACAAGCTCAGTGCCGGTAGCCAATGTCAAAGCATAGTCAGTCGTACTAACTACCATAGGCAGAGAAACATCCTGCGTCAAAGCGTACGTAAGTTTGGAAAACTCCCGCGCCCCCCGGCGAATAGCATCGTCTAAGAGGGGGATAGGAGCATCCGGGCAATCTACAGCCACCCACGGGTAGAACTGGCTGAGCGTAGCGGCCATGCTTCTTACATACCTTCGGCAAAGAAACGAGCAAACATCGTAGTTCCGCTAGCAGGTGTATAGCCGCCAACGGTCACTAGATAGCCGTACATAGTGCCGCCGGGAGGAAGAATCAACCCTTGGTAAATGGCGTTTGAGTGTACGTACAGGGTAGAACCATAGTCAGCGGGAGTGCCAAGATCAAGATGCCCCATGTAGTACGTACGATCTCCAGCGGGCAAGTCCCACGGATCGTTGTCGGCGTAAGCACTAGGCGGGGAAGCACTGTACAGATGCAGGCGGAACGAAGTCATGCCTGACGGAACTGCCGCCAGATCAACTCTAAACTCATTGCTGATAATGGTGAGCAGCAGGTGGTCTCCACCGGTGCTAGGAATAGTGATAACACCGCCGCCAGCTGCGGTAGAAGAGCCAATTACGTCATTTGCGGCGTAAGTCGTAGTGTTAGCGGGGCGCGTAATATTTATATCGCGGTAAATATTGTTCTTCATAGCGGCTCCAAATAGGGAAAGGAGGAGGCTTGTGGCCCCCTCCCCCAACTACAACACTTACGCTGCCAGTGCGCCGGTAACCCAAGTCAGGCCATCGGTACCGACCTGATAAAAGATTGCGCCCTTGGCGTTGGTCACGCTGACCGAACCCGAAGTAGCAGTACCGCCGTTGATGGTTGCACCAGTGTTCGGAAACACAGCGCAAGCTGCTGCACCGCTGTTACGAATCACCACTTCCGAACCCTGCGGTTGCGCAGCGGGAAGAATAACGCTATCAGCGGAGGTAGCGCACGTAGCCACCACGTTAATGTTGCCAGTCAGCAGAGTAGCGCCAGTAGCGCCTCCGCCAGCCAAAGCAGTAAGACCAGTAGCAACGGTGGTGTTTTGGAGTTGAATGCCGGAACTTGCCATGATGTGTTTCTCCTGAATTAGATAATCGGAAGGGGGCGACCGCCCCCCTCCTAGGTATTACTTGACGACGCCGAGAGCCAGAGCTTCGGGCTTGACGACCTTGCGGCCATACACGTTCAAGCCACGGATGAAGTCACCAAAGTCCGACGGGTTGCGTACTTGCTCGGTCTTGTTGACTTGGCTGGCAAAGCTGATTGCGTCTTTCGTACCAGCAATGACGCAACGGCGGTTAATCGCGCTGCCCATCGTTCCGCCAGAAGCCAGAGCCGATTGACCCGAGACCCAACCTTTGCCAGTACCACCACGCGGCAGCATGTTGCTGACGTAGACGGTAAAGCGGTCGATCATGCCAACTTTGCCGGTGCGAACGATAGAATGTTGGTCACCAGTGAAGTAGGCTTGAGCAAGGGTGGTCGTCATCAACAGCTGACGGTCGTACGGGGACATAAGCAGCCAACGGCCAGTTTCCGGCACGTTCTGTTCGTCCAGCACAGCGCCCATGTTCAAGATCAGGGTCAGCAGGTTAGCCGAAGAGGTGGTCGCATCAATCGGTACCAGATCGGTACCGAGGTTCAGGATACCCGACTTAACACCAGCAGTAGCGCCTTGGTTTTCAGCAGCGCAGGTACGGGTGTTAGCTGCAGTGGTGCTGGCCGTGTTCGGGGTAGCGCCGATGAACGTGTTGTAGTACGTCTCGTCAGTGATAGAGATTTTCAGCTGCTTGGACGCATCTTCCATGTACATGTTCAACAGGTTCAGGTCGGCTTGCGCTTGCTGAACATCATTGCACTGGAACGCGAACGACTTGGCCTTTTCGATCTGCATGTCTTGGTAGACCGGGGTCGGCACTTCGTACTGCAGGCTTCCGCCGATAACATAGTCGGAGATGGTCAGCGTCGGGGCAGTCCGGATACGCACGGTGTCGCCCTGATTCTTGATCTCGCCTTCCCAACTGGTATTGACGATCTCGGTAAGCTGGTTATCTACGTAGTACTTGGCGTTGAGCTTTTTGCTCCACAGCATCGGGTTGAAGACTGTGGACTGAAGCGGACTGGTCAGAAACGGGGCGGCTGGGGTAAGAATAGCCATGAAATACTCCTAAGAGGTAAGTGGGGGTTGGTTGCTCCGAGCTTACCTCCATGCACTTAGCCGCGAACGCGACCCTGCATGTAAGCTTCGCTCAGTTCATTTTCAAGCTTGGCTGCTTCATCGTATTTACCTGACACGTTCAGTTCCCGTACCTTGTCAAATTCCATCGTCATCTGTGCTTCTGAGTAGATGCGATCTTTGACAGAGGGGGTAGTGGACGGTGCGGTATTGGCACGAGTCGGCGTGATTTGACGTTCAAGTTCGGTCTGTCGTTGTTGACGATCGACGTTGGCAGAAGTTTGGTTGGTACTGGATTTGTAGAAGTCCACTACTTTCCTTATCTTTGCTACGTCACCGTTGTTGTACGCGAGTTCAGCAAATGCGCGTCGTGGTTCGCCAGTGTAGGGGTCGGTCTCTTCCAGCCAGTCAATCCACTTAGGATCAACATTGATGGCAGCAAAGTCTGGGACTTCCATCGCCAATCTTTGCTCGAAAGACATGACAGCAACATCGCCGCCGGTCTTGTTGAGAGCTTTCTCTAACTGGGCAATCTTCACGTCTCGCGCCTTAAGTTCCGAGGACAGAACTTCGCGGGCTACACGGCGTTGCACATCAATCAACTCTTGTCCGTAATCTTCAACATCTTTGTCGGAGACCAGTCTGTCTTCAGCAGAAGTGGAAGGAGCAGCCGCATCTAGTAACTCTACTTTTTCCTGCAGAGATTGGAGCGTTGTAGCTAGCTCTTTATTCTGCTGGTGCAAGCGAGGTACTTCAGCGTTGTACTTCCCCTCTAGCGTACGGTACTTATGTTCCCAATCGCTAGTCGGTTTTACTTCAGGCTCTCTAACTTCAGGTTCCGGTGCGATAGGCTCTTCAGCAGTAGCAGGGTCGGTTTGTTGATTGTCCACAGCGGTAGTCTCCTCGGAGTCACCAAGGGCACCCATCTGTTTCTCAATTTCCTCAACTTCACGCAGTTGCTGCTCGACTTGCTTTGGTAGGGCCATATCAATCTCCTAAGCTCCAACTCCGCTTTTGCTCCGTCTCTACGGTCTGCGTTAAGCGTAATGGTCAGCTACAGTTAAGGGGTAGTTGCTATCGCAACTTCTCTACTACATCCGCCGATGTTTCGACGGCAATCAAAAATTCTTGTAGCAAGGCTGCTCGTCCTTGAAGCCGGGCGAACGTGTCGCTATCGGCTCGTATGAGAGCATCCTTTGTTTGCGTATCTAAATTTTTAAAGAACTCCAGAAGAGGTCGCATTTCTACTGACTTCATCCGGTTCAGGGCTTGCGCTACTGGTAAGTCTACAGTATTGAAGCCCTTCATGCGAGCACATTATCAGTCATAAAGTAAGGTGTCAATCAAGTTTGGGGCTTATCAGCCCCTATTTAGGGGTAACTTACTTCTTTTTGGCAGATTTCATGTTCCGCATACCCATCATCATATGCATTCCTTCCTTCTTTTCAGCCTTTTTGTAGGCTGCAGGAGCCAATTTACGCTCCTTTTTTTCCATTTTCTTGGGTTCTTTCGACTCGTACATTGCCATCATTTTAGCCATAAATCACCTCATTTTTATCAAAGTTTGGGCTAAAAACGCCCGTTGGCCCATATTTCTGGGTATTTTTGCTGCAATTACCTGTATCCCGCTGTCTTCTTGGCGATACTCTTTGGTTGAGCTACAAACTGCTTACCTGCGGCCTTGCCCTTGCGTTTAGCTTTGGTTGTTGCTGCGTACTCGGCAGGGGTAAGGGCTTTAATAGCAGCTTCAGGCAGGTATCGTTCACCCGTCTTTGACGAGGGTTTACCTGACTTAGTACGCCATTTCTGGTCACCCCAATCTTTAAGAGATTGTTGTTGCGCTTTCAATCTTTGTAACCCCCGCCAGCGGCTTTATACTTCTTGGCAACTAACTGGGCTTTACGAGCAGACCACTGGCCAGCGTCAGTTCCTTGAACAGCAGCGGCTTTAACCGAAGACACTATCCGTTTACGTAAGGTAGGTTTGGTGTAGTTGCCCGCAGCGTTCACTTTAGACTTGGCCATACAGGATCACCCCCTTTCAACACTTCCAAGCCCGAAGGCTTTTGTTGATACGGCTATTCGGGTCTTTCGCTGTCTTCTCGGAAGTCAGCTTCTTCTTCATACCGGTCATTCTGGCGCAGAACGAGTCCTTGCGCTTGCCACCTTCCGGTTGGGGGGCTTTGAGTCCGGGTTTCCCCGGATTCGCTGCGTTGTAGGAGGCTCTGCCTTTGGCGTTCAAACCACCACTCTCGGCTTTGCCTTCTTTGCGTTGCCATGCAGGTGTCTTAGCCATGATTATTTCAGGAAACGAAGTTTATAGATGGTACGGTCAATCAACGCAGCGATCTCGTCGATGATGTTCTGAATGTAGCTCTCTTCGCACACCATTTCACGATTGGAAGACACGTACTCTTTCAAGTACATCATGTACTCGATCGGTTCGGTAGGGATAGTGAACGTGCTCGGGTACTTCATAATGATTCCCCGCGCCTGATACACCTCTACGAGACTGTCAGTCAGACCGACAATGTTCTCGTAGTACTCTCCAAGGGCACTATGCTGGGAGAACGACGTAGACTGCAGGTGCAGGATGTGTGCATTGGTAGCACTGTGCAGCAAACACATAACAAAGTCTGCGGTAGCAGCATCGTTAACGGGCATGTTTAAACCAAGACCTTTGGCCATAGCAGTATCCTAAGAGGTTATCCGTTAGCGCCAGTGACTTGGTTAACCATCAAACTACCCTGACGGCCACCAGCTACCTGCCCATCGGGGAGTGTAACAGGGGGTTTTGCATTTGGATTAGGTTGAGGCAAGCTAAGCCCACCGCCGCTTGGAGCACTTCCGTCAGCAGCAGGGCCTACGGTCTTTATTGCACCGGTAAGTGTGCCGTACTCATCTTTTATGTACTCAATCTGTTCTTGGCGCGGCTGCATAGCTGCCTGCATTGCGGCTTGTTGCTGCTGTGCTGCTTGCTGCTGCTGGGCTTGCAAAGTCTCAACGTTAGGAACAATCTTGTCTATGTTCATGTCAAGCATTGAAGCGTGTTCGCGTAGCAGTTCAGCCGTACCAAGCGGCCCAACAATACTCTGAGCAATTTGGTTAGTGAGCACCAGTTGCAGGAACTCAGTCCTACGAACAGCCGCCGACTCCTTGGCCACCAGACTCATAGCGCCTTTGGCAACTATGTTCACATCACCAATCAGATCGGGGTCTTGGCTATAGCGCAGGTTGTGTTGGTACAACCGCTCCAGTAGGGGAGTGAGTACACCTTGGTCAATCGAACTGATAACAGACTTGATCGACTTGGAAGCGTTGGAGATCAACATCGACAGACCAGATGCCGTACGCCCAGCACCCGGAGCATTCTCGCCGGTCATGTAGCGCGGAATGCCAGAGTACTCGTCCGCCAAAGACTGAAACTTCTCAAACACGCCCATAAGCTCGTTGGCGTTACTCTGCGGTTGGAAGAACGTCATAGGCTGGCTGGCGTCTTGGTAGTCCGAGTTCTGGAACTGCCAAATCTTCCACGGGTACATCTGGGTGATCGGTTCCCCAGCGGGCAAGCGACTGACGTTGATGCCAACTTGCGGGCCTGATGAAATACCCATGTTATTTGACAAAGCCCGCGCTGCGGCATTGCACATGCTCTGGCAGTCACGGATCAAATCAGCCACGCCGTTGCCCCAGAACGCGCCGGGTACTTTCTCGTACGAAGCCGTGTAGTACGGCTTACGAGCTAGCGGATCGTAGTTCAACACCGCCTTGATGACGGTAGAGCCGATCAACCAAATCTCACACGGGTACATCTTTTCTTTGTCAGGAACGTCATCAGCGGACATGCCCCACTCTACAAGCAACTTGCCCTGCACCGAGTCCCACAGTTGGAGCGCGTCGATCACATCCTTGGCTCGCTCGGTTTCAGCGGTGTACTTGCCAATAGCTGTGCTGACTTCCTGATCTATTGAGATCATGTCGTGCATTCCGCCCCCAGTCTGGAAGTTTTCCAGAATGTTACGTAGGGCTGGCTCACTGTACCCCTCAACGCCGATCAGAGCTTGAATGTCTTCTCGCGTAAGACGATGGCGCTCAATAAAGTATCCATCATGCGGAGACGAAGCCCAAGGTGAGGGGTAGCACATGAACGGATCAACGCGCTCCCATTCCAACACGATTCGTTCGATTGGAACAAGTCCACTACCCTGCCACTGCAACGACTTGCGTTTGCGGGCAACCGGCCCTTTCAGTATGGCCGTCGGGTAGGTAACAATGTCATCTATGAAAGCGGACATAGCGTCGCGGAAGTGACCTTCCTGCAACTGATCTTCCATTTTCATCGACATCCGATCAACGCGCTTATCAGCTTCGTCTTTCAGATGGCGCATTGCCTCGTCGCGCATCCGTTCCCACTCAGCACGGACTACTTCCTCAGTGGGAGGTTCTCCGGTAGTCTCAACCAACATCTGTACAGCTTGAGTAAGTGCAGCCTCAGCCATACGATTAACGTCTGGGGGTAGATCAGGAATTGGAGTGCTGTCAATAGTCCACGGCTTGTCACTGCCAGAACCCAACAAAGTATCACGAAGCCAGCTTGCTGCTCCACGACACTTGGTGGAAGTCAGCATCATAAAAATCTCAGAGCCGCCCATCTTCTTGATCTGAGTCAAGATGTCCGGATCGTACTCGCCATTGCGTTGACGCAAGCACTGCAGTAGACGTTGCTCGGGAATCTGCTTGGCAGTACGAGCTGCTTGCCATCGGGTTCTTACATGAGCAGCGAGTCCCTGAATGACGGGATTAGTTTGCTGTGCATCGTACTCAGCTTGCTGCTGAGCTTGCTTCTGAGTTTCCAGTTGCGTCGAACTGGATACAGGAATCAGGGCCAAAGCCATTATTAGGCTCCCACGGTTGTTTCCCTACTGTAACAGGTTACCACGATACTACGCAATAGAAAAACCCCCCACACCCGGAACCGGGTGCGAGGGCCAAGTGCCAGAGGATGGTCTGGCAACGAAGGAGATGAAGCAGATGGCATTATATCATGCCGCCCAGCCTGCGGAAGAAACTGTCTGAACTTCCCGTCTAGCACCAGACGACATGGCCGTCGCCCCTGCATTATCTATACCCAGAGCCAGATACTGCAGCGCATCCTGATCGTGGCTGAACGCATCTTTCATAGGGGAAGTCTCGTACTCCCCGTTCTGCTTTCGCTTGTACTTGTACCCGCCGTACAGTCCCTGTATCAAGTGCTTGCACCGGGGGTCGATCAGGAACATGGCCTTGCCATCTATTTGCTTAGAAAATAGTTTTTCTACAGCAGCTATCCGTTTCTCTGGAATATTCGTAGGCGCTCGCATGGCAGACATACCCTGCCTTCGGAACACGTCGGCCACCGATTCCTCACTTATCTGGGTTTTAGCCCACCCCGCAGGGTCACCAATTACCAGAACTCTGTTACGTGGAAACCTCTTTGCAAGCAAGGGCTTGACGTATTCTTCTAGAAATTTCTCTAGGCCAATGTTCTCCTCGTACAAGGAGTCCAGCACGTTGACCGCCCCCTTCGGGGTGCGCTGGCCAAACACCGCCGCCGGGGTTCTTCCGAAGTCCATCCCAATCATTATCGGGTAGTTCTCAAACTCTATGGGCAGCAGGGGTTCTTTGGCAACGTGGAAGTCTTTGACAAACGACGTTTCATACACCGCCCGTCCTACCAACGACCGACCGTACTCGCCGTGGACATGCACCCGAATGAAGTCCTCGGACGCCCCATCCATCATGTCCTCGTAGTAGGTAGGCCCGAGCGCATCCAAGTTCTCGGCATGTGGGGACGTGCCGCTGGGCTGTTTGAATATCTCCCAACCGTTTGGCTTCTTCACTTCAAACTGCTCGTACAGCCAAGAATCTTCGGACGGCGGGTTTGTATCCATGATCAACCCAGACCAGTACTGCTTCTCTCCGGGCGGCAGCATGGCCTTTGACGGGTAGCGCGGCATCCGGGTACGGGCTGCAATTATCAGGTCAGGATGTACTTCACGGGCTTCATTGACAAACACTCCGGTCACTTCAAGGGACAGCAGTCGGCGTTGGTCATCCGGGGTATCCAATGGGATGAACATGATCTCTGCCCGGATGTCGTCTAGCTCCAAATAGAAAGTCGAGTCCGACTCCTTCCAGTGGCCAACTATCCCATCAGGAAACCACTGAGTCCAAGTTTTGAACGTGGTTTTCTTTAACTGATCTCTTGTGTTACGCACGATGACCCACCGGCTTCTGCGAAAGCCATCTTTGCACTTGGGCATCTCGTAGCACCGGCGCAGTATCTCAAAGCAACACACCGTGGACTTGCCAGAGCCAACCGGCCCCATGATAAGGCGCACCGAAGAGGTAGCCGCCATGAACTTTTCGCCCGTGGGCGTGGTGGTGTAGTCAATCTCGTGCTTGGCTGAGACTTTACTCATCGTCAGGATCGTCAGCAAAGGGTTCGACTTCTTCTGGTACGGCGTACTTTTTCTCTGGTAAAGCTAGAGTTGCTTCTTCTACAGTTTCTTCATCAGAAGACATGCTGGCGCTCTCTATTACTAAAGGAGAAGAGTTTTTAGAAGGCATGTTGATCGTGATGGATACAAGGCCACCGACAACTTCCTTTGCCAAGTTCTTGGCAGCTAGACCGGATAGTTTGTAGTTGGCATCCAACGCATCGACCAAAGTCTTAACAGAGGCAGCGTCATCAACGGCTCTCTTGGTCAACTTCTCAGCCAGTATATCCACGTTTACCAACGCCTTCTGTCGAATGAACTCGGATAGGAATTTCTCCGCATCCGTTTCGGACAAGGTTGGTGGTACGCCAGAGATAGGGCCAGTCGGTAATGCAAACCCAAGATCAACGGCGGGAGCGATCGTATCGTAATCGGGCATACCTTAACTATACATGATGTTTAGAGAAAATGGTAGTAAAGTTAAACTTTATAGGGTGAAAAAAGTAGCTGGGATATATGAGAGTCCATTCAGTGGGAGGGTGGGGGCGTTGCCTCTGTGTCCCTGTGGGGCGGGGGGTCGGTCGGTCAAAAAATCTACACACACGCCGCCCCTATCCTACACACACGCCGCGCCGCGCTTTACAGCATCCCCCTATTGTAGGGAACGCAGCGAAGATAGACGATTCGAAACGGACAAAACTGCATAAGGAAAACGGCGGGACGGCATGAATCAGCCCCCTGATACGCTCCAAATGCACAATGCGGGATCGTTGATTACATAGTGCGTGAACTACTTGGCAGTTAACCGCGACTTGGTTAACTCGGAAAACCCTAGGGATGAAATGCGATCTCCGGAAAAATTGGGTGTAGGCAAAGGTGAAGAGCCGAATTATCTTCATCCGTTGAATTGAGCGCATTAGCGCAGTCCGATTGGACTAATCAATTCAGGTAGGCACAATAATCTACTGTACGCTTGTCCGGACTACCGGATCGGCAATAAAGATAGAGGGTCGTTCTCACAGGCTGAATTTTCCTGACGACAGTGCCGCTTCCTACCAATCAGGTAGGTAAGGCTGGGGAGTCTATCCCTAACCTACGCACCGATTATGGTGCAGGGTTAGGCTTACCTTTGGCAAGGGTAAGTGACTCCCTAATCAATCTTAGATAGTTAGGGTTAATTAGGGAGTCAGCATCCGCTGATTCCCAGCCTAATTATTGGAGATATCCATGAAAGCTAAATTCCTCGAAGTAGCCAAAGCCAGCACCATGATTACCAGTATCGCCAAGCGATCGGCAAAGCTGGATACTGATATTCAGCAAGTGGCAATGGCTGCAATTTTTCATTGCAACACGCACAACAATGCGTCCATTGGCATGAATCTGGTGGGGGCGTTGTCTGGCGGTACGCGCCGCACTAGCCTTATCGTTTACTTGTGCACTCACGGAAAGTTCGAGTGGAACAAGGACGCTAAGGCGTTGGAGTTTGCTAAGCGCGATGATGTTCTGGTCGATGCCGACGCCCTTCATGCCGTGTTGTCGGCTAACCTTTGGCATGATGCCGTGCAAGAGAAAGACCCGTCCGAGTACCTTGATGTAGCTAAGTCTGTCGCCAGTCTTATCAAGCGTATTCAGAAGGCAACCGCCGAGGGACAGCGTATCGAGTGGGGCACAGATTCCACCGCCATGCTGTTGAAGGCTGTTGTTGTCGATGGTTGCGAGATCAACATTGCAGAGTAACCACCGCACCGCCAACCCGCCCCCATGCTTCCACAGATGGGGGCTTTTCCGTTTGTTAACGCTTAAGGTACATCGCCTTAAGCTGATTTATTAACTAACGCTTAAGGTACATTGCCTTAAGCTACGATAATACTACCCTGCCCTATAAGGTTTTATTGATTGACGAAAAGGTAAAGGTAAGGTTGATCTCACTGCCCTAACTGCCCTAATCGTTAAATTAGTACGGGCACCGTAATTCCAGTGCAATATCAAGAACTTAACTGCATGGTGCCCTAACTGCCCTAATTTATAAATAATATATACCCCTTTGTAAACCGATAACTAATCGTAAGATTTGGCTACTGCCATTACGGTTAGTTACTGCCACTTACAAATTGGGGTATGTCTTTCCAAACTTAGGGCAGTATGCCTTTTACCCCCCTTTTTCCATCTATTTTCCTTTGATAATCAAGGGGTTACTTACTGCCCTAACTCGAATACCCCTACAGGGCAGTGTTATAAAGATGAACTTACAAGTAGGGCACAATAACTTAGCTTAATTCTTAAGGAGATAGCCATGTTCCGCATCATATTCACCATGCTTTTGACCATCATTACCTGCTTTATCTTTTCCGAAGCGCATGAAAATACCGCGCCAATCGTGAGCGCCATGTTGTTCATGGGTGGTGTTGTGTGGGGCGCATGGTTCAGCTACGCGGCAATGGCAATTAAAGCCGAGGCAATAGCAGAAGAAGAAAAGGACACTATCAATGTCAACATCATCTAGACCCGCCCCCGAATCCTGCGAACACGGTTCGACTCCATGACGGCTCGCCATTAACACCTAACCTTTAACGGAGATACTTTATGAACAACCTTACGATTCGTTTTTGGGTGCAGCAATCCTTGAACGCTCGGGTCACGCCAGACCCAGAGGGAGACTACAAAGACCACGCTGCGAGATGGCAGAGTGCCGCGCAAGGGTTTCTGTGGGACGCGCACAATTCACTGGCGATCGACCGTAACGGGGGGGAACGCCTCACCAAGCTGGAATTGCTTGAGTTGGGGGCAATACGCGGAGCGATTCGAGAGGTGCAGGACATCAACGCCTATGACTGCCCTAACGCTTGGGGTGAGTGGGCGCGTGCAACCATTAACTACTAACACGGAGGTAGCATGAAACCAGCCCCCGAATCTTTCATTGTAGTAGGTACAAACCAAGGGCAGACCGTGCCGACTTGGTTCTACTCATTCCGCACCCTGTCATCCTCGCTGTTGTTCGTGGATAAGGCACGGGTGCAATTCCCATCCATAGACTGGATGCCAATGTGTGTGCCCCAAGACTTGGCAGTCGATGCGCTGCGCCATGTTCAGGCAGTACTAGATGACCCGCATGGACTGCTTTACATAGAGCCATCAGAGTACGAGTTCGTAGGTGACTATCTCGAACCTTGGGATAGCTTAGCTTTACAGTAGTACCCCGCAATAATAAGAAGTTACATAACCAAGGAGATGACAATGTCTAGCAATGCAATCGAGCAAGATTCTGAGTTGGTAGAGATGACTCCCAAGGAGTTGCTCCCGATACTTATTGACCATGCCAAGGCTGGTGAGTCAGTTGGTATCGAAGGGCCACCGGGCGGGGGCAAGTCGGAGTTGGTCTTACAGGCAAGCATTGTGGCAGGTAAGCCTATCCTCGCGCCCTATAACCTTGAGTTGTCTGACACTACCGATGGCAAAGGACTGCCGTTCCGTGACACAGAGAATCCCAATCAGTTCGTGTGGCTCAAGGACAAGCGCTGGCTGGGTGACTACGCGTTCACCAATTTCATGGACGAGTTGCCACGCGGTACTGTGCCGGTGCAAGGCACTGCCGCCATGATGCTGCTAGAGAATCGGGTTGACGATGTTTACCTGCCCAAAGGTACATGGCATGTGTGGGCTGGTAACCGGACTAGCGACAAGGCAGGTGCTAACCGTGTGCCGTCCATCATCTACCAGCGTAGTTACATGTACGGCATAACTTATGACGCAGAGTCACAAGTCGAGTTCATGCTTACCCAACCGGACATGGACTTGCTCACGATGCGATTCCTGCGCATGAAGGGTGATGCTGCGCTGCAGTTCGACCCGAACAAGAAGATCAACCCTACCCCGCGTAGCTGGTCTACTGTCGCCCGACTGCTTAGTATCCGACCCAATACGGCATTCGCCACTATCGCTGGCAAGCTGGGTAAGGGCATGGCATCCGAGTTGTTGTCGTTCCGTGACCTTGCCCCAACCCTGCCCTCACCCGAGGAAGTACTGCTTAACCCTACCAAGGCGCGTGTACCGGAGAATACATCTGCCCAGTTCCTTGTCACCGATATGCTAGCTGACCGTGCTAACCCAACGACCTTTGATGCACTGGTTCAGTATGCACAGCGTCTAGCGCCCGAGTTCCAAGGCAAGTTCGTCAAGGACTCTATGACCCGTGATCCGAGTGTTATGACTACCCGCGCATTCGTAGAGTGGGGCGTCAAGTTTGCTGAAGTCCTTAGATAATTAATCATAATTACACAGGAGATACATAGCATGAATATGCCGATTAATGCGGGGGTATTGCAGGAAAGTACCAGCATCGCCAACCGTGCGATGAAGTTCAAGTTGTCTAGGGGTGGCACTGCCAAACGCATACGAGACAAGGATGCCGAGTCTTTGGTCAAGGCTACGCTTGGTGACGAAGGGCAGATCGTTAGCCGCGAGTTGTTCAGCGACAAGGGAAACTTAGTCCATAAGTATCAAGGACTTAGCAACGAGATGTACACCTACCACATCAAGGCTACGCTGCCGTTCGGCGACGACTCATCACGCGCCCTACCCAATGCGTGTTACTTCGACTACACCGGCAAAATGCAGGACTTCATTAGCCGATTGGATGCGCTGAAGGGTCATATCCTTACACAGTGGGATTCTTTGGTGCAAGTAGATATGCAATCTCGCAACAATCGACTGACCGCGCAGGGTAAGGCAGCATCTGCCAAGTTTGACGATTACCCTACCCGCGAGCAGATGGATAGCCGCCTGTATGTGAACTGGTATCCCGAGCCGATCAGCACTAGCGGTGACTTCCGATTCACTGTGCCGCCCGAGATGCTGGTCAAGCTGGACGCGCAGTTGGCAGCGATGGTAGAGGAAGCTGGTCGCAGTCTTTACATACGGATGCTTTCGCCTGTAACGGCATTCATCAAGAAGCTGGACGGGTTCAAGGGTGACAAAGGTCAACGCTGGCACGACAGCTTCATCGACAACCTTAACGCCCTGACCAGCGAGTTGCCGCCTCTCAACATCAACGATGACCCGATGGTGACTAGCTTACTCAGTCAGATCGACGCGATCATCAAGCCGTATGTGTTCCAACCCGATGCACTCAGGGAGGATGAGTTCGCCCGTACTGAAGTCAAGTCCAAGCTCGAAGCACTCGAAGCCCAGTTGAAGGGTTACGCATTCTAACTAGGAGATAACCATGTCCGTACCAATGCCAGCGCAACAGCCAGTTGTTGTAACAGCAGCTATGCGTATGCAAGCCGAGGCTTTGCTCAAGAAGGGTAAAGTTCAGCTTGTATTGCATCAGCCGTTCTTTGCTTGCATCGTGCTCAAGCGCCGTATCAGTTTGCGTGACGATGTGCCGACTGCGTATATCACTGCCAGAGGTGAGATCAATGTCGGTGTCGCGTTCCTGTGCAAGCTGACCGTGCAGCAGGTAGTGTTCCTATTTGCACACGAGGCGATGCACTACGCCATGCTGCACCATATCCGTGTCGGTGCTAGGAAGCCTCGCGCTGCCAACATCGCAATGGACAAGGTGATCAACGACATTCTTGTCGAGTCCCGAGTTGGCGAGCCTATTCCCGAGGGTGTCTACATGGAGGGTGCGCGAGACTACGCTTGGGAGCAGTTGTACGACGAGAGCGACGATGACGGCAGCGGTGAGTACCAGCCGGGGACTGGCAACGATGACCTGTCCTCTGAGGGCGTTAACGATGTCACTGATCAGCAGCTAGAGGAGATCAAGCGCGAGTTGATCGACGCGGTGACCGCAGGTAAGAAGGCTGGCAACACACCCGCTAGCATCGTCAAACTTGTTGACTCTATCGTGCATCCGGCTACGCCTTGGTATCAGTTGACCGAGCGTTACATGCTGCAGCTTGTCAAGGCAGGTACATCGTGGAAGCGTCCTAACCGTAGGTTCTTACCGCACGACCTGTATCTACCTAGCACTGACAAAGAGCCGCGCATGGGTACGCTGGTCATTCAGTCTGACGAGTCTGGTTCTATCGACGTAATCACAACTCATCACTGGAACGGGCACATCAACAGCATCATTGATAAGTGCCGACCCGAGCGAGTCATAGTTTTGCATACCGATACCCGCGTAGCCAAAGTCGAGGAGTTCGAGGCGGACGATTACCCCATTGAGTTCAAGTCCTATGCCGGTGGGGGTACTGACATGACCGCAGGGTTTGCTTGGTGCGAGGAGAACGGTATCGAACCCGAGGTATTCATCTGTCTTACTGACGGTGAGACGCCATTCGGTGAGCCGCAGTCGTATCCGGTGCTGTGGCTTATTACTACCGAGGGTATCGAAGCAACGCACGGTGAAACTATCTATTACGAGGTGACAGAATGAAAACGGAAAATAAAGTCCCTACAGATGATGAACTGGACGAATTGGCCGGTAAGTATTTAGATGGAGGAGAGACCGAGGCCGATCTTACGGAACTCGTAGATGCTTGCGATAGGGCAGTCCAAAACGACCGCGATGTAATAACAGCGTTCTATAAAAGAAAAATGGGCCAAGCGTTAACGGAAGCCGAGGCCAACACGCTCGACACAGCGTTCGCTAATGATGCCGAACATAAAGGAGATGAGTGAAATGAAAACGTACACAGGCATGGTGACTGCAACCTACTGGCATATGGTAACGGTGGAAGCAGAAGACGCGGACGAAGCAGAAGAGAAGATGCAGGAGGAGTTCGACATCATCTCCGCGAGTGGAGAGATGGAAGTAACTGGAATTAAGGAGGTGAAGTGATATGTCGTTGAATATACCGCAGTCTTTGCTTAACCACTCCAAGCAAGTCAATGCCGTAGTTAACTTGGACTCTCTAGGCCCGCGCCAGATAGTCAGTTACAAGCGGTTCTTAGCTACGGGCATTATCAAAAGCAACAGTGTTAGCGCAACCTTGGCTCTTGCAGCAAGGCGTAGTTACGGATTTCCTTCACTAACTGTGAGTAAGTGGGGGGTTAATTGGTATGACATTTGCCCTTCCCAAGATGAGGAATTACTCAAGTTATTTACCGCCATGATAGTAGCGCAGAAGTTATCTGGGGAACGTAGCTGGTTTGCCGTGCATAACGAAGTAGAAGCAGACCTTAGTAATAGCAAAGGGCGTTTGAGGATTATTCCTTCTATAACAGCTAATATACTACGAGGATTTAAATTTGCCCCAGCGCCAGCGCCTACTACTGGGCTGATTACTATTCGTTTGTGGGAGTAGCAATGAAGATACCCAAGTATGAGGACATAGATACTTCCAACTACTCAGGTTCGGAGTACAAGATAGACTGGCACAAGGGGCATCGCAAGTACAAAGAACCAGTACCGGGAATGCGCGTGTATGAGCACGGGATGGTGGAGTTGTTTAAGTCAGGTTACCGTGACCCAGCATGGCGTTCCAACATCAGTTGTAAGTACGGAATTACATTCAAGATGTTGTCAGAAATGACCGACTGCAAGTTCATAGACCCTAACAGTAGAGTACGCGTCAAGAAGTCTTGGCTTGAGGAAACCCTGTTCTTTGTGCATGGCGACAAAGCGTACGCATCGCCTTATTGGAACGAGAGCATTAGCTTGCATAGTGAGCATGCTCTACCTAGTACTTTGGGAATCATAAAGTACTTCACTAGAAACAAGCAGGCAGAGAAGAACTTTAAGCAATCACTGCAGGAGCACATTTCTTTAGGCAAGACACTTAACGCCCTCAGTAGTACTGTTACATACTGGTACTACGACACGGAAAAACGCTTAAGTATTATGGATATTCCATCTAACTTAACTTCGGAGGAAGGACAATCTTTTTGTAAGCAAATTGCAAGGTTTGAAACGAAGGTTGACGGTATCATTTCTAAAAAATGCCGTAATAAGTTTGAGACTAAGTACCTTGAGATTGAGGGGGTTTGATATGGCACTCGTTCGTATATCCAAAGATTTGCTTGGTGCAGTTGAACGCAACATTAGAAACATGTCTATTGCAGTACGTGCAAAGTATGTTGATCCGTTGAAACCAACTAATATTCCAGAGTTGCGCGTTATGGTGCGAGACGCAGCCACAGAGGTTCTGTGGGGTACTCACAAGCATTTGCTTCATGCAATGCCACCCGACTGGATTGAAACTAAGTCACGGGTAGATGCTAGGTTTGCCAATTTTACCGGAGAACTTGGTTTTTCTATAGACATACAAATTCCTCCTTCTGCAGCTAAAAAATATGGGCAGTCTTCTTATGTAGAAGTAGACTTTCGCAACCGTGAGCACTTAGTTCCTGTCGAGGTATCAGACGCACTCACAAAGTACAAGAATGCCGATTTAGATCACGATGCCAAGTATGATAAGGTTAAACAACAGGTACTTGCGTTCTTGAAGGATTGCAAATCTCTCAACGATGCATTGCGTAAGTATCCTGACCTTGCTATGTATGTACCGCAAGAGTTCAAGGATAGGGTTGAAGAAGTTAGAGAGCGTGTAACTAAGGAGAAGGAAGAGACGACTCATCAAAACGTAGAGTTCGACCGAGGTTTAATTTCATCCGTAGCAGTGATTGCAGAGTTGTCCAAATAAAGGAGATTGCATGAAGCGCAAGACCAGCAGTTCAGCAAAAATTCGTGCCGCCCTTGCCAAAGGGTTGTCTGTGAGTGAAGTGGTATCCAAGTTAGGTGTGCAAAGGAACTTGGTGTATGTAGTCAAGAGCGCCATGAATAGGAAAAACCTTATATCATTTGGCACACTAGCTGAGCCTACAGAGGAAAGGACAGCTGCTGTGGATATGATCAACCACCCTCCGCACTACAAGGTGGGTGGCATTGAAACGATTGAGTACATACGAGCCAAGCTAACACCTACTGAGTACGTCGGTTACTTGAAGGGTAGCGTGATCAAGTACTCAAGCAGGATTGGGCATAAAGGTGAAGCACTGCAAGATGCAGGGAAGCTAAGTTGGTACGCAACGGAACTTACCAAGGCACTTGCATAACGACCGTGGGGGGAGTTATGAACATTATCGACACGCTGTACAACTTGCTGGACTATGACGCTGAAGCACCTGTGTATGTCAACGTCATGTCTTTCAAGCCGCTATCGCCCGACAGGTACAAGGAACGCTTAGAGAAGCAGTCCAACTACTTGTTGAAGCGTGGCATTCACTACCTACACGATGGCTTCAAGCCTACGCTTGCCGTAGACACCAACATCTGTGCCACATGGAAGAAGCATGGGTTTGAAGTATCGCCACATAAAATCTTTTATTGGGGATTTAAGTAAATGAAACTTCCGCTAGTACTGACGAGTGCCGCACTTGCAGGTTGTACTTCTATGCCTGATCCGTGTAAGCCTGTGTTCATTATTCCAACGCTTACAAGCCTTGCGATAACTGGAGCCGTACTAGCGGGATGCGCTGCCCTACCTAACAACAATGCCCCAGCTACTACAGCTACTACTGCCGTAGTAGAAGCTAACTCGGCGCTAGCCGTTGACAAGGAGATACCACCCATGTCTAGACAAGAAGTCATTCATGGCATCAGCGAATGCGAGAAAGCAAATATGCGACCCTACGTAATCACCACTAGACGCAAGGTGAACAACCAGTTGATCCCTGCTGTAGTCGAGATCACCTGCTTGCCGATTAGCAAATGAGAGTTGCGGCTAGGAAGGTTATCGTAGCGATGCGTGAGGTGCGATTGGCAAACAAAGAAATCACCACGCACAACATAGCCGGACAGCTTGGCATCAAGGTGCAGACCGTGGGTGCAAACTTGCAGAAGATGTTACGCGAGGGGTTGATCCGCAGACACGGCATGATCTTGCAGTTCGACGGCAAGAACCGAGCGAAGAACATGCTGTGGCGCATCAACACATTGTATGTACGCAAAATGGAGGCAGAGGCAAGTGCCGAAAACGACAAGAACGAAGAGGCCGATGGATCGACCGGCACGATGCACGATGTGCAAGGTAGTCAAGCAACCAAGCGCGTACCGCAAGACCAAGTACAGAACGCTGGCTAGTTGGTGCAAAGCATGCGTTAACGAAAGTTGTCTACAGGCATACCATTCGAGGAAGGATAAGACATGATATTTTTTGGCGGGTTGTTTATGATTGTTTTGTCGTTCGTTGTGTTCGTAATGTTCTGTGATCCGATCAATAGCAGCAAAGACCGAGGTACGTGGCTTGAAGATACCTGCGCAGCCACGATGATGATGGGTTTCGGTGTCGCTGTGATCGGTGCGTTGTTGTGGATTGGGAGGTGGTTGGGATGACTCCCGACATCACGATGTGCCCCGGCGCGGGATGCAACAAAAAAGATACGTGCTACCGACACACAGCTACACCGAGACGACCGTATCAAGTACAGGTACAACAAGCACCGGAGGACTGCACCCACTACTGGCCGATTGACGGACGGCGCGATGCTGATGGCAAGTGGGAGATGGACCTGATCCGCGACCCCAATACTGGAATTGTTTTGTGACCGCCTACGGATGGAGAAAGAGGCAAGTTATGCAGTGGATACCGGAAGAGAAAGGTGTGATTGACAAGTCTGCGGCTAAACGGATTGCAACCCTACTTGGATGGCAACCGAAACGCGAATGGCAAAGCCTGACCGACGACGAGATCAAAGAAATTGTTGGGTCATACTCAGGACCGATCAAAGGCTACACACGCGAACTGTTTGACAAGATAGAAGCCAAGTTGAGGGAGAAGAACGGTGGATAAAGACGAAGCACTGAAGCCGGAGCAAGAGTTTTTTGTGGTCAAACACTACTCTGCTGATGAGCGCCCAACCATAAAAGGCAATGGCTTTGATGGACTTGAGGTAGGCACTGATCGAGAGGATGCCGAGGAATTCATTGCATGGGTCAATGCTCGTATTTCCACCCCACCACAGCGCAAGCCGGATCAAGAGCCGGTGGCGTGGATGCGGAAAAATGAAGATTGCAGTGACTGCATTGTGTGGGAGCAAACTGAAGAACACACAATTCCCCTCTACACCACCCCACCACAGCCCAAGCAGGAAGCCAAGCTGCCGGTGATCTACTGCGACCCGAACGATCTGCAAGGATTCATCTTTGGCGGGTACGAAACGATTGCCGTGGGAAAGAAGTCAGAGACGCGCACGTTCGCTCTGTACTCCGAAGCACCTGAGATGGCACGGAACCGACTGCTGATTGAACCCGCCATGCTTAAGAAGCTGGGCTATGTGCCGAAGGAGAAGTGATGCAGTGGATTCCTAACCGTTACCGCAAGAACGAAGTGCGGCTGCGCTATACCAAGAAGGCATACTGCCGTGGCATGAGCATTGGTTTTGGGCTGGGCTTGTTCTGCTGCATCAACCTGTTCATGTTCTTCAACATACTTAAATTGGTACTGACATGAGTACGCTTATCAGTGATACCCCGTACGTAAAAGCGTACGTGCGCAAGGAATTTTTGTTCGACGAGAAAAAGCATCATGGCGAGTTTGTACCTGCCGTTGTGTTTGGAGTAAGAGCAGAGCCAGCTAGAGTCCCTATGTTCCAAGTCATGTTGGAGTCCGGCGCACAGTGGGCACGAGTACCTATCAACGTGCTGTGTAGCAAGCCATGTGACGCACTACCCGTAGAAGACTGCGCATGGTGGGATAGCTACGGATACGAGTTCTCTGTTCATTCGTTTGCGTTCCTGAAGAACCACACTGTGTCTGCCCTAGGGCGAGATGGGAAGATACGGTACGGTAACTACTTGTTTACGCTTGACTGGATGCAAACTGGGTGGAGTGAGATAGCTGATCAGCACAAGAACCACCACATCATCGCTCTAAGTAGTGGGCAGTGGATTGCGTACCCCAACAACAGATTAGTGTGGCATGACTCAGCATGGATAACACCCGCTCCTGACAAAGAGTGGGAAACACCAACAACAGATTACTTTGTAGAAGGACGTACCCCACTATGATTGACTACGGCGAAAGCATCATCAAGATAAAGATACTGCAACGCGAAGCGCATGACGCACTACTGGATCGTGATTGGCAGACCGCCTGTGACAAGGCAGACGAGATCATCGTTGCCGCCCGTTCCATCCGTGTGTTCTGCCTGAGTGAACTTGAAAAGGTATTGACCCAGTGAAACTTGTTCCCGTGTTCGTAGACTTTGAGACGTACTGGTCTGTCACGCACAGTCTTAGCAAGATCAATCCCATAGTCTATTGCACACACAAGGACACGGAGATTATTTCTTGTTCGATAGCAGTAGGATCGAAGGATGCCTACGTAGTATTTGGTGAAGATGCTATTCGATCAGAGTTTGAAGCAATCAACTGGTCAGACAAGATAGTCATAGCGCACAACATGAGCGGGTTCGACGCCATGATACTTGCGTGGCGGTTTGGTGTTACCCCGGCTATGTGGGGGTGTACCCTAGCTATGGCTAGGCCATTGCACAGTCTTACTGTAGGAAATTCGTTAGCCAAGCTAGTTGAGCACTACAAACTTGGGGTCAAGGACAACACCGCCCTGCTCAACACCAAGGGCAAGAAGCTGCGTGACTTCACTGATGCTGAGCTTAGAGCCATGTCAGAGTACAACAAGGCGGATACAATTCAGTGTGCCAAGTTGTTCCACATACTACGCAAGAGCACGTCCAATACAGAGATGAAGTTGATCGACTTAACTATCCGAATGCTGGTTGAACCGAAGCTGGTAGTAGATAAGGAGTTGTTGCTAAAGACCTACGGCGAGGAACAGGAGCGCAAGAAGAAGTCCCTAGAGTTGCTTGCCAAAGATATGGGGTTTAGCGGTGAGGGTGATCAAGCTGAGTTCGTGCGTGGTGAACTAGCATCTGCAGCTAAGTTTGCTGCACAGTTACGCAAATGGGGTGTAGAGCCGCCGATGAAGGCATCTCCTACCAAGCCCGAGAAGCAGACCTACGCATTAGCCAAGACGGATCAGGAACTGCTTGCCCTGCAAGATCACGATAACCCATTGGTTGCCGCTGCCACTCGCGCTAGGCTGGATGTTAAGTCCACTATCCTTGAGTCGCGCATCAGTTCATTCCTTGATGTATCCGAGGCAGTGCATGGACGTATGCCTATAGCCAAGAACTACTACGCTGCACATACCGGACGGTGGGGTGGCAGCATGGGGCTTAACCAAGAGAACCTGCCTCGCATACCGTACGACAAGGATGGCAAGGTAGTTGAGCGTCCGTCCAACGCACTGCGCTTTTCACTAAGAGCACCCAAGAGGCACAAGGTTGTCGTAGCTGACCTATCCGGCATTGAGTTACGGGTAAACCACTTCCTGTGGAAAGTACCGTACTCTACTAAGCTGTGGGCTAGCGATGCCAACGCAGACTTGTACCGTGCTGCCGGTGCTGTTGAGTACCGATGCACTCCCGCCGAAGTAACCAAGGATCAACGTCAGCTTGAGAAGGTAAAGGCACTTGGGCTAGGGTTCGGTGCTGGTGCAGCTACGTTTCGTAGAGTAGCTAAGTTGATGGGAGGCATAGACCTGTCCGAGATAGAGGCTATGGACACTGTGAGTTCGTGGCGTAGCAAGCATCCGGAGATCGTAACAGGGTGGAAGATTTGCCATAACGCGCTGAAGTCGATCGACTTTGGTTCAGACAAGCAACTGGATGATTGGGGACTATGTAGTACATCAGCCGAAGGGATACGTACCCCGAAAGGCTTGATCCGTTACCCCGACTTACGTAAAGAAGCAGTAGATGGTAAGGAAGAATGGTGGTACGGGCAGGGGCGTAACAAGACTCGAATATATGCCGGGAAGGTAACAGAGAACATTGTGCAACACTTAGCCCGTTGCATACTTGGCGACATAATGCTCGACGTGTACAGTAAGACCGGATACCGCCCCACACACAGCGTACACGATGAACTTGTCTACGTAGTACCCTCCGAGGATGCGGACGAGCAGCTTGAGGCTGTACAGAAGGCAATGCGTACTCCCCCGGTATGGTGGCCTGAGTTGGTCACTTGGAGCGAAGGTGATGTAGCTGATAGTTACGGAGCAGCAAAATGAGAGCATGGTCATTCAGCAGCCTTAACCTGTTCCAAACATGCCCTAGGCAGTACGAACTGACGAAAGTACGAAACGTCATTCCGTATACTGAAACGGAACAGACCAAGTGGGGTACTGAAGTTCATGCCGCACTAGAGGACTACATTAAAGATGGCATTCCTTTAGGTGAAAAGTTTATTGAATACAAACCCTATGCTGACAAAATCCTGTCATTGCCGGGGGATAGGGTTGTGGAATGGGAATTTGCCCTCACAAATAACTTGACGCCGACAGGGTTCAAGGATCAGAATGCGTGGTGTCGAGGCATCATTGACATAGGCGTAATACACGGCAACAAAGCATTCGTTGGTGACTGGAAGACAGGCAAAGTAAGACCTGATTCCGACCAACTCAAGCTATTTGCGGCAGTGACTATGCAAACGTATTCTGAGGTGGATGTGGTGAAGACCGCATACATCTGGTTGGCGCATGGTAAGACTACTGTTGAGACGTACCGTCGTGAGGACTTGCCCTCTTTGTGGGAGCACTTTCTCGCAAAGGTTGCTCGGCTTGAAAAGGCATACGAGAAGGATGTATGGGTTCCGAAGCCATCGGGTTTGTGCAATGGATGGTGTGGGGCGGGTAAAGATCACTGCGAATTTTGGAGTCCGCGACGATGACGCCTGAAGGTAGAGTCAAAGAGAAGGTAAAGAAGATTTTTCGTAAGCACAATGCTTACTACCACATGCCAGTGCAGAACGGCATGGGCGCACCGAGTCTTGACTTCGTGGCGTGTGTAGCAGGACGGTATGTAGCAGTAGAGACTAAAGCCCCCGGTGGCAAGCCTACTGCTAGACAGTTGAATACGATTGGTGAGATAGAACAAAGCGGCGGCTTGGTGTTTGTACTTGATGGAAACCAAGACGCGATGGATGACTTCGATAGCAGCATTGGAGAACTAACGTGACTAAATCAAGTAAGCAAGAACTCGCTACAAAAGCGGAGTACAACAAACGAAAAGATGTGCAAGACAAACGAGTTGCACAGAACAGAGCAAGACGTCAGGCAATATCTGCTGGCAAGGCAAACGTGGGTGATGGTACGCAAGTTGATCACAAGGTTCCGCTAGACAAAGGAGGTGCAGCTACCAAAAGTAATACACGGGTTGTACCTGCAGAGTTCAACAAAGGTTGGCGCGGTAGGCAACCGGAAATGTATGGGAAGAAAAAGTAGCCGTGATAGTCAACCACAAAAAGAAGTGCTTGCTTTTGCGGCTGAGAAATCCAAACAAGGTGCTCTCAGTCATACCGACAGCTAAGCCGTTTACACACAATGGAATCAACTATGTAGCAGTTAAGCATGGGCCGGAAGAAACAAAGGTACTACGCAACATAGGCATCAATGCACCGTCTCCCATACTGCATCACTACAACTGGCCGTCAAGGTTCACCCCGTTTGCCCAACAGAAAGAAGCCGCTGCGTTCATGTCGTTGGAACGTAGGGCGTTCAACTTGTCGGATATGGGAACTGGTAAGACGTTGGCTACTCTGTGGGCGTACGACTTCCTGCGTAGCGTAGGTTTGGCGAAACGAGCATTGGTTGTTACACCGCTGTCAACATTGGAAAGGACATGGGCTGACGAAGTATTCACGCATTTCCCGCATCTGAATGTGTCTGTGGTGTACGGCTCTAGGGAAAAGCGACTCAACCTACTGAAGACTAAAGCTGACTTGTATCTAGTCAATCACGACGGCATCAAGGTATCAGGATTAGTTGAAGCACTTGCAGGGCGTAATGATATTGACCTAATAATTATTGATGAAATAGCACAGGTAGCACGTAACGCAAGTACTGAACGGTATAGAGCACTGCAAATAATATGCAACAAGCAGACGCCGCGCAAGGTATGGGGACTTACTGGAACTCCAACACCTAACGCACCGACCGATGCTTGGGCGCAGTGCAAGTTGCTTGTGCCTGAGAAAGTACCACCGTACTTCAATAGATTCAAAGATCAGGTAATGCGGCAAATAAACCAGTTCCTATGGGTTCCTCGTCCGAATGCACTTGATGTTGTACAAGAAGCAATGCAACCCGCAATACGATTCTCCCGCGAAGAATGCGTGGACTTGCCGCCGGTTATGTACGAGATGCGGTCAGCCAAACTTACTGCGCAGCAAGAGAAAGCGTACCGCGACATGATGAACAAGCTGTGCATAGAAGCGGAGGAAGGCAGGATAACCGCCGCAAACGAAGCGGTGAAAGCGCAGAAGTTGATCCAAGTAGCTTGTGGTGTTGTGTACGACGGCAAAGGCAATGAAGCTGTACTCGATGTTGGCCCTCGCATGGAAGTTTTACTGGAGGTGATACAGCAATCCAAGAACAAGGTTATTGTATTTGCCCCGTTTGTTGCTGTAGTTAAGAAGCTGCTGGAAGCAGTACGCAAGGAAGGGTATATAGCCGAAGCCATTTACGGTGAGGTTAGCAAGACTGAACGTGACCGTATCTTTTCTGAGTTTCAAGGTGACAGTAAGTTGCGCGTGATAGTGGCACAACCGGGAGCAATGTCGCATGGACTGACCCTAACTGCAGCTAACACTATCGTTTGGTTTGCACCGATTACATCAAACGAAACGTACTTACAGGCAAACGCCCGTATCACTAGACCGGGGCAGAAAGTTAGCCAGTTGATAGTGATGATTGAAGGTACGGTGATGGAGCGTAGGTACTATCAGAGGTTGAAGGACAAACAAAAAGTGCAAGGATTGTTTCTTGAGATGGTTCGGGAATCAAGAGCCTACGCATAAAAGGAGATTGCATGGCAAAAGTATCAGAGATGCCAAACGACGAATTGGTGAACATATACGTTCAACTACGCGATAGGCGCACAGTACGCAAGAAAGAGTTTGAGATGGTAGATAACAAAGATAAGGAGAAGCTAGAAAAGATTGAAGCGGTTTTGTTGCAGCGTTATCAGGAAGCTGGAATTGAATCCGCAAGAACCCAATACGGTACGGCGTACAAGACGACAGTAGCTTACGCATCAGTTGCAGATAAGGATGCGTTCTTCAATCATGTGAAAGAGAAGGAGGCGTACGAACTGCTTGATGTTCGATGCAATAAGACTGGAGTACAGCAGTACATTGACGAGCATGACGACTTACCCCCCGGCATCAACTGGCGCGAAGAAGTGCACATTCGCGTACAACGCGCTTAACACTTAATCAGGAGAACACAGTGTCAAATCTCATTCCTTTGGATAACGTTTCCAAACTGCCCGCTCACCTTCAAGCCTTTGCTACCGAGGGTAACGAGTTCGGGTTCAGCGGATCATCCTTCCCTGCTATCAGCCTCAAAGGTAAGGTCTTCACAATCGTTCGCGGTAAGGAACGTACTCTCGTCACCAAACCCGGAGGCGAAGGCGAACCCGCACCGTCGTTGGAAGTTGTTATCATTAACGTAGGCCCGAAGCAAGGCTACGCCAAGACTTTCTACGCTGAAGGATTTATTGAGGGCAGCGCCGCTAAGCCCAACTGCTACTCCCAAGATGGCATCAGCCCCGCCGCTGACGCTCAAGAAAAGCAAGCTAGCAAGTGTGCCCTATGTCCGCAGCATGCTGTTGGCTCCGGTGCGACCAACCAAAACCCCAAAGCACGGGCTTGCAAATCGTCCAAGCTGCTTGCCGTAGCCCCTGCCGGTCAACTGAACGACCCCATGCTGCTGCGCGTCCCCGGTGCGTCTACAATGGCGCTGTCCGAGTATGGTGATTTCCTTTCCAAGCGCGGAGTCAAAGCTGCCGCTGTGGTAACTCGCATCGGATTCGACTATTCGGTGGCCCACCCGTCCTTGACCTTCAAGGCTATGGGCGGCATCACTGCGGAAATGGCGGCAGAAGTTGGCCCACAGGTTAACTCTGATATAGTAAAAAGCATCATCGGCGAGAAAGTTGTACCTGCTTTTGAATCCGACGAGTTTGTGGAAGTTCCTGCCCTGCCAAAGAAAGCAGAACCCGTAGCAGCTGCAGAAGAAGCCGCACCTGCCGAAGCACCTGCGCCCAAGAAGCGTGTAACCAAGCCAGCGCCTGTAGTTAAGGACGAAGGTTTGGATGACGCCATTGACGCTCTGGACTTCGACGACAAGTAACAGTCCCCCCAACGAGGGGCGCGTCTCGTCAAAAACGCGCACTACTTCTAAGGAAAAACCATGATTGATTTTGCAATCGCAAGGCGGGCTGCACTCACGCAAAAGCGCGAACTTGAGAGACTGTTCAAAGTGTCGTACCCGATGGTCAATGCGTACATGAAAGATAAGTCATACCCTCGGGGCGCTCGTCGTGTGTACATAGAAAAAGTATTGGCACACGTTTCCAAACTGCTGGCCGAAGGAACTCTGCCGTTCTCTGCAGATATGGATTCCGAAGGTAGGCTGAAAGCTATTGACGAGATAGTAACGACAGTAACAACCGCGCAAGCATAATGTCCATACGGGGGTAGTTTATGGACATGCTGTCCTTTTTCCAGACGATAGTACCGTCTGATGGATTCAAATACCTTGTCGAGATCATTCCCGGCAACAAGAAGCACCACTATCCGTTTGCTACATACGAAGAAATGACCGAGAAAGCCGCCGAGATGGTGGCTGAAGGTAAGTCGTTCTACTACGCTTGCTCGTCGTACATAGAGATCAAGTACAACGAATGGGGTCACCCAGTTGGACGAACTCAAGATAATGTTAAGTTTGTCAAGGCTCTGTGGCAGGACTTGGATGTAGGCAAGATAGACAAGAAAACGGGCGAGTTACGGCCAAACAACTACGCATCTAAGAAAGATGCGGTGGCTGCTATCAAAAACGTGATGGAAGCTACGGGGTTACCCAAGCCGCTGCTAGTTGATTCGGGCAATGGGTATCACTGCTACTGGCCGTTTGAAGAGGCTATTTCTCCGGTTGAGTGGAAAGAGATTGCACTGCTGGCTAGAATTGCTATGACCCATGCAGGGTTTATGGCTGACACTTCCCGCGACGTAGACTCTGCATCCATACTGCGCCCAGTTGGTAGTTTCAACGGCGACAACGAAGTGGTAGTGCTGCGGGAGCAAGAACCAAAATCCCATAATTTCTACCGTGAGTTGTTTGTTCGGTACATTGACAAGCACAACTTATCAGCCCCAACTGCCAAGCCGGTGTTTGAGAACGAATTTGCCGGTGCGCCTATGGAGTTTCCTCCATCCAGCATGGCGCTTATTGCTGAGCGATGCAATCAGATTCAGATTTTCCGAGACACTGGCGGTGCTTCTGAACCGATATGGCGACTCAATCTTGGTGTAGCTAAGCACTGCACTGATGGAGAGGAACTTGCTCACTCTTGGGGAGAGCAGTATCCCGGCTACACATACGAGGAAACTCAGAACAAGATAGAACGCTGGAACGCTGGGCCGACTACCTGCGAACGGTTTACTGCCGAGAACGCCAGCGGCTGCGCCGGTTGTGCCTTTGCCGGTTCAATCAAGAGTCCGATTCAGCTTGGCTACGCCATAGAAACGAAGCCGCCCGAGATCACAGTCGTGGAACCGGATGGTTCAGTCAATACCGCATCCATACCTAACTGGCCTAGGGGTTTCCGAGTAACTAAGTCCGGTGTCATGCAGATCATGGTTCCTGACAAGGACAATGTACCGCAGCCTATACGAGTAGCAGAACCGTTGTTCTATCTGAGCGAACGCATCAAGGCAGACGATGGAACTTTTGTATACACCGTAAGAATGAACGTGAAAGGTGGCAACAACGGAGAATGGCGCGACTTTGAGATGCCAGCCAAGAACATAGCTGAAATGCGCTCCCTAAAATCCGTCCTTGCCTCATACGAAATCGTGTCCTACAACGACAAATTCCTAGAGATGTACGTTAAAGAGTACTCGGTATCCATCCGTAAGTACGCTGACGAGATCAACACATTCAAGCAATTTGGCTGGAACAAGGATCGAACTGGCTTCTTGATTGGAAACTCTCTTGTATGCAAGGATCACCGTACCGAAGTTCGGATCAGCAATGACGTTATCCGTGACCCCCGACTGTTGACCGCTGGAGAAGTCAGAGGCGGTAAGCAAGAGTGGGCAGATGGCGTCAATACCCTGTACAACCGGGAGCACGGAGAACCTTGGCAGTACACGATCTGCACGGCATTCGGTGCGCCACTTATGGCACTGCTTGACTATGACGAGTGGAATGGCATTCCATTGGCGTTGACCAGTGAGGGATCAGGATATGGCAAGACAACGGTATCCAAGATAGCCATCAACAGCATAAGCAAGGCGGGGATTACAACGGTAGCTGATACGTCAGCCAAAGGCATCATCGGCAGGGCAAGCATTATGAACAACCTGCCCATGCTAGTTGACGAGATAACCTACTCGCTGCCCAATCCCGACGATATTGCGTACGTCGCGTACTCTTTGTCTAACGGGCGTCCAAGAGTGGGTATGACGGGTGACGGTAGGGAACGAGTCCCACTCCCGCCGTACAAGCTAGGTTCGATCTTGACTGGCAACAAGAACTTGTACAACTTAGTGACTCTAGCCAAAGTCAACCCGGAAGCAATTCAAATGCGCCTATTTGAAGTTGTCATGGAAGACTACCCAAGGATGGACTCGTTGGAAGCGGAGTCGGAGATACATGCCAAGCACCACGAACTTGCACTGCATCTAGTGGATAACGTGCATGGGGTGTTCGCGGATGACTATTTCAACTACATCATAGCTAACATGCCAGCAGTTAAAGATAAGTTGCATAAGACGGCTATGGCATTGGTCAAACTGCTAGGCGGTAACGCTGCCAAGGAACGGTTCTACGCATACCATGTAGCCTGTACTCTGGTTGGTGGTTTTATTGCCAAGCAGATTGGTGCGGTATCGTTTGATCTGAACAACTTAAAGCACTGGTCGTTGGAACACATTGAGCGTCTGCGTGGTGTAGCTAGGCTTTACAGCGAGAACGTGGAAGACAATCTGTCCGGCCTATTGTCCGAGTTGCACGGCACTATCCTTGTTACTCGCCACTTTGACCTGCTCGATACTAAGTCTGGCGTTACTGAAATGCCTATGCTCCCGATTCGGGAGGGTGTAACTGCACGGTTAGTACTTGGCTCAGACCGGGAACCGGGAAAGCTATTCATCTCGGTAGCTGCAATAGACGAGTGGTGCGTAAAGAACTCGCGGTCTTCCGTTCAGTTCAAACGGCAGCTTGCTTCCGCTGGAATGCTCAAGACTGGCGGGGATCAGGGCAAAGGGTTCGACAAGAAGATCAGTATCAGTAAGGGCGTACCGTCTCACCCACTCGGTAGATGCCGTTGCGTAGAACTTGACTACTCTGTAGCACAGGGTTACGTAGACGAGTTCGTGAACATCAACAATGTCGTAGAGTTCAAGCGCCCGTTAGCAGAAGACGACTCATCATCCCCAACCAACGGCGCTAAAATTTAGTCTTCCGCCCCCCGCTGCAGCTTGGCTTCACGTTTCTTGGCTGTGGCGGGGTACTTAAGCAGGTTACTGATCGGCTGTCTCTTCAATTCGTCGGGCCGGTCATTGAAGTACTGACGCAGGTTGTCTTTACCTGACTGCAAGTCTCTCCATTCTTCGCGCAAGTCGCTCATTACGTCGCTGTCACCGTCCTTGTACGCACGATAGTATGCGTGCTCAATCTCGGTAGTACGATCTTTGTAAAACTTTTTGATCTCGTACTGTTGACCGCGAACCCAGTTCATTTCCGTCATTTGGGAACTGGGAATGCCGACTGCTTCTAGCGCCAGTGCCGCCCCACTAATATCCTCGGGGCGGAACATTACATCCCCATTCTTCAGTGTGTAGCCTTCGTTCCCAAGACGGAACGACTTCAGTGCATTCTCGACACCTTTGGGCATAAACTTTTCGACGCCCTTGTAGTAATCTCCGTTTGCAATGTAGCCGATGCCGCTGCCAAACTTGCCAATTTGTGAGAACGCAGGGCCAGCCAGACTAGCTGCAGTTTGTGCAATCTCGTTGGTTCCGTTGAACTTCCACTCCCCATACGGCATGATCGAGAAAATCTTGTCGTCCCCCAGCTTGCCTGATAGATTAAACCCGAGGTACGCAGGAACTCCATACAGGAGGAGCTTAGCCAAGTCCTCATCCTTAATCGTCTCACGCAAGTACCGTTCAAGGTCTTCCGGTTCATCCCCACCCCCAAACATGCCAAACACAATGGCCGCAAGGTTCATCATTGGCCAGCCAATTGCGCCAGCAGCTACACTGGTGTGGAACAATTTGTACGCCAACATCCTACGACCGATTTTTCTAGTGTTGACGTCAGCCCCACGGAACGCATCGTTGAACGCTTTGACGTAGAGCGCAGCCATCATAAACTGGAACTTCCGGTACATCGTTACTACCTTTGGAAGCTTCTTCAACAAGAGCGGCGCACCAGTTCGGGACATATCCCCCTGCGTGGTTTGCAGCAGATTGATTGCGTACTGCTGAGCCTGTGCCGTAGTCCGATTAGCTTTGAGCGCCATGTTGTAGCCAGCTGCCGCTGCCGAAATCCGGTTCGCCGTCTCCACTGCGCGAGATACTTTACGCAACTGATGCAGGGCGTTACGAGCCAGTTTGGAAGACTTGTCAATTGCCTCTATGCCAGTCGTAAGTTTTTCAAATTGAGATATGTCCTCGTCCATGCCAACGTCGAGAATTTTCATATCCGCTGCTTTTTGCAGTGCAGCACGAAGCCCAACGTCCTTGACTTTGGACAGGTCAATATTTCCCCACATCTCAACTTGCTTGACCAGTTTGTAGCCATCCATCAGTGCCGACCAAGCACCGGGGTAATCATTGAAGTCAGACGCCAACTTCGGAATCGACACCATTATTCCCTGAGTAGCGTTGGTCAGATGGTAACCAAGACTTGTAGCCAACTGCCAAGCCGATGTTCCAGCTACAAGGCGATCCTGCCAAGGGGTTTCTTTGAAGTCTAAGTTGGCAGCGTAGTGCTGGGCAATCAGGTTCACTTCATCTTGAGAAACGCGCTTACCGGACACTTGGTCTTTGGCTTGATCCTGCATCTTGATGAAGGCGTCGTTTATATCCTTACCATGTTTCATGTTGGAGATGAAACCGGCTTCCGACTTGGCATGCGACAGGAAAGAACGGATCATGTCCTGATCGAAACCGGCACGGTTCAAACGGCGAAGCCCAGAAGTTCTAGCGTTTTGCTCGTCTAGTGCTTGGAAGTAGAGTTCTTGGACGATGCGCTCCATTGCATCCCTTGCCCCTTTCGGGACTTTACTATCCATGCTAACTGCCGACAGTACTTTCTGCAGCACGTTGACAGGGAGAACTCTACCTTCATTGACGCGCTCAGACTTCTCAAAGGCATCGGCCATGTCAAACGAACCGCCGTTAACTTTGTCGTTGGCTTGAGCAAATTGCTTGGCTTGGCCGATAGTGTCAAAGTAGGACACCACGTAGTCGTTGGAAGAACCCTTCAACGTCTCTACAGCTTTGCGATTGGCGGCGTTGTTATCTTGCGCAGCAGCAGCTTCAGCTTTACGCAGGGCGTCCGACTTGAGCACCGCAACGTAATTACCAAAACGTTTGAGCGGAGCATACGGGCCAACCAGTTTTCCGCCAGTGTTCAAAACGCCGGTCAAACCAAGCTGTTTCAGCGTCTCTTGCTTGAGCAAACTCATCTTTTCGCCGTGGGCAAACACCGACTTAACCACGTTCTGCTCGGCTAGAGTCAGTTTGGCAAAGTCTGCTGCCATGCCCGGATCAACCACCACCTGTCTGTTGGCAAATTTGGGATCGTAGCCCCACTTCTGATCAAACGTAGACTTAGCTAAGAACGAGTTGACCTTATCCGTGCCACCTTTAATGCTGTTAGCGGCAACAGCAATTGTTTCGGCTTCCTTTTCCAAACGACCGCGAGTAGCAATTGACTCTTGCAGGGAGTCATACCACTGGCCAATCGCAGGTACTTTGGGAGTCAGACGCCCAACTAGATCGTGCAGGAACTCCAGTTGACCAACCAAATTCTTGGCCATGTGAGTTGCGTTATCGACAACCATCTCACCCTGTTTTCCAGCAATACGGGATACCGCATCACGAACCCCAATGGAGTACTGAAGTTTAGCTTGCTTAGCTGCGGGAGAGTTATCACTGTCAAGAGCGATACCGGCTGCACCGTAAGTGTAGTCAACCAAGTCCTGTACGGTTAACTTCTTGCCGCGAGACAGGCGACTAGAGATAGCAGCTAGAACAAACTCAGCCAAGTCCTTAAGCCATTTGCCCACTTTGGACACGGAACCGGGGGTAACTCCAGCGTTGACAGCTTCCTCTGTTGCATACGCAACCAACTCTGCGTTAGAGGTTTCACCGGCACTTTGCATACGAGCTACGGTTGCATCGTATATCTGACGCTCAAGCGACCCGGACTTAGCAGTTGCCCACGATTTAACTTGTGAGGCAAGCTGGTTTTCTGCCTTGGTGCTGAGTCCAAGGTGCGCTCCAACTTCGTGCATGAACACCGAACGCTCTTGACCAACCGGAATGTTCCCAGCAATCAGGTACGCACGGCCACCATCAAACAGACCTTGAGTGCGCCAGATATTGGCGCTGCGCTGCTTGTCGCTTTCGGCTTTGTCTCGTACAGACTTTGGAAGATCAGCGTAGGACTGAACGATAGTTACCTTGTTCTTCAGCATCTGCGGAGTAAAGAACCATTCCTGCAGGGCTTTCATCGTTGCATCTACGGTTGAGCCATCCAGCACTGAATCTTGGACACTGGCTTTCAGTTGTTCGGAATTTGGAATAGCTGCCTTTTCTTCCCTAGCGTACTTGTTAGAACCCCAAGATACGTTGGAGGCAGAGTTGTTCAACCCACCAAAAGTAACGTCAACCGATTCAGTCAGCCCCTGAGTTGCTTCCGGGAACATCTGCTCAACCGTCATGGTCTCTGGCATAACAACAACAGTGCTGTCGCCAGTAAAGTTCTTGGCAATTATGCTGTCGTAGAACTCGTTGGTTACATTTATGCAACCGTAGCTAACGCGGTTATCTGTAGCGGTTTCTGTGGCAAGGCGCTCACCGCGTTTCTCTGTAGCACTACCAAGATACACACGATGTATAGCAAGCCAAGAGTTTTTGTTTTCTTTGAACCCAAGGCTTGTACCATAGGCAGCGTCTTTGCCAAACGTGCCAGCAAACTTACCAGCTGGAGTGATTTTCTCTCCACGCTTGGTGCTCTCCAAAGTACCTTCCGGGTTCAACTTAACGTCGCCCATGTCAGCACCGTACAGTGCTGGTGCTTTGGCAAGCAGTTCACCTTTACCGTCAAAGGCATATACCAAACCGTTGGGCTTGTCCGCAATCATAAACGGGTTGCCCTTGGACTGCCGTGTCTGCCAATCAGCTACCAATCGAACGTCAGCTGCAGCTGCAACACCTTTGAAATCAGCAACAGGGTTGTTAATAGTACGGGTAACGGTTACTTTGTTAACCGGAACGGTAGCATCTGCGTTAGAGATTGGGTTGGCGTTCATCAAGTTAACTGTTACGGCAATAGCCATTAGACCGCTAACAGCAGAAACCAACAGCTTCTTGAACAACGCTTCTAGTTCGTGGTAGACCTTTCCACCAGCTTGCAGCCACTTAGCGTAGTCATTCAAGAACGCTCGTTTGGTTGCCTTGCCGTACCCGTCTTCTAGGTTGTAGAAGTCAGTTGCTTGCTGCTTTTCTTTTGAGTTAAGCGCAGTATCAACAGCGGCTTTTGCTTGTTGCGTCAAAGACTTAGCATTGGCAACTTGCTCGTCAGTTACCGTCAGGAACAGTTGCTCAGCCAGTTGATGTGGAGTTTCCGGTACAACAGAGTACTCACCCTCAATAGCCGGATTAGGTACAGCTTTGCCGCTCTTAGTAGGCATTAAGTAATTGACCATCAACTCGGCATCTACTCGGCCATCAGGCATAAGAGCAGAACGCGGCGAACCAAATCGCTGCCACACGGACTTCATTATGTCCGGATTGTTTATCAGTATCACTGCCACTGCGTGAGCCGAATCAAGGTTACCGCCCATTACTTCAGGCAATTCTTTTTCGATAGAGGCAGCAGCTTCAGAACGACGTTGTGAATCCGCTTCAAATTTACGTTGTTCAGCAAGGCGGTTCTCACGACGGCGACGCAGCATTTCATCTGCGTTCTTTATATCAGCTGCGCTAAGTTCGCCAACTGATGCACGGCCATGCAAAAACAACCGTTGCGCGTTATTAAATTGATCGTAGTCGCGGTGTAGGTCTTTGACCTTTGCAGTTACATCGTCTACTTCTTTGGTGCTAAGTTTAGCTACAGCAGAGTCAATTTCTTTTTTGGTCTGCTTATCGTCAAGAGCAAGCACTGCACCGCCAGAGTCCATAGACTGACGAACGGTTACTCCACCACTCTCCAAGGCTTGATCAACAATCTCGTCTGTTGAACTGCCCATCTCAGCGGAGCCTTCCAGCACACTGTCGTACTCTTCTTGTAGCGCCTTATCCTCAGTGTAAGTCTCTCCAAACACCGCTTGATTTATGTCATTGATAAGTTTGCGCTCATACGAGTACCCATACTCTCCAAGTATTTTGTTCCACGTTACGTGGCTGGCAGCTTTCTTTACTGGGTTTGCAACCACTTCACCAAACAAGTCCGTAGCGTTTTCTTCGGTAACTTCTGCGCTCAGTGAATTGGCTATGCCACGCAGCGACTCCCCAGCCAAGAACATTTCTATTGCTTCTCGGTGGATGTCGTTATCAATATCTTCAGGCGCAACTTGCTCTTCGGCTACAAACGAACTGATAGGCGCACTGCGCTTAACAATCTTGATTTCTCCACCAAACATATCCTTGACGATTTGGCTATTGGCTTTGTTAACAGTAACGTCACCAATCTTTGAAGCCGTAAGTGGAGTTGTCTTAGCAGCAATTTGGAACCGGGCTTCCTTAAATGCTTTTTCGTACAAAGACTCAGGAAATACATCTGCTGCACCCAGCTGCTTACGTACGTTAGCAAGGGCTGCTTTGAACTCAAGGTATCCTAGTTTGATTAGCCCTTCAAACAGCTTAACCAACAGCGGCAGCACTTTTTTCTGCTGCACTGGCAGCATGTTCAACCGAGTATTTTTTGAAGCAAGGTCTGCAAGTTGAGCAAGAGCGTCCGATATATCAGCTTTTGCTTGCGCTATTTCATCTTCGGTGGTTGATACGGCTTGTGTTGCTTGAGCGCTGCCACCGGTCTTTGACTCTTGATTGGATACATTTTCGGCTTGCTGGTCTTCATTCCGCCCCGTACGTACGCCTTCACCAATGTTGCCATTTGCACTCCTTAGATTTAGATATAGGGCAAGAACCTCGTTGTCTGCGTTTCTATCTTCTTGTTCGGCAGCTACTACCTGTGCCCATGCTTCTGGAACGGTTGGTGCCCACGCATAGGCTTCGTTTAGGGTTTGGTTGTAGTCAAGGTCTCTACGATCCAAGTACGCAGCTACTTGCATACCTAATTCTTCAGCTTCAGTTATAGGAGTAATACCTAACTCCGCAAGAACCTCCTCATTTTGCGCAGGCTGTTCTTCTGCCAAAGTTTGAGCACGTTCACTTTCCTCGGCTTGTAGTCTAACTGCGCGAGTTTCGTTTGAAACAGACCAGTGCTTGCGATCCTGTTTGCTACGAATCGAGTGATCTTCTTTGATGGCAGCTTGCAACTTACTAACAGCATCGCCAGAATCAATATCGTCTTGGCTAACATAACCATCTTGGGCAAGCAGTGTAGCCATATCGTCAATACCGACGCCGTTGCTGGAAAACAAATCTCCTACACCGGGAATCTTTTCGTTACCTTCAACTCCGGTATCTGAGCGTTCGGTAAGCGCAAGACCACCATTTTTAATGATGGCAGTGATCAAATCATCTTTGTTAACGTCAATACGCTTGCGTTGAGCATTGCGTTTGCCAACCAACTCATTGGCTTGTTTTTTTCGTTCGCTAACAACTTGCTGTACAAGCGTGTAGCCATTACCATTTTTTGCTTTGACAACTTTGAATCTACCTTGGCCCGCACGTTTTAGCTGGTTAGCTGCTTTAATAGCCGCACCTTCATTAGGGTAAGTAGGCTCCGGTTCGGCAGCGGGTATGGATGCTATTTCGCTTTGGGTCGTAACTTGGCTCGGGGCTTGGTTTTCAATACGTGCTCCGGCAGCTTGCCCTTGGCTTGATATTTCTTCTCCCATTCCTGCGCTAACTTGGGTTCCTTGAGGTGCAGATACCGGCGCTGTGCCTCCGATTTGAACGGCATTTGATTCTCCTTGAGCTACGGGGGCAGCTACGGGGGCAGCTACGGGGGCAGCTACGGGGGCAGCTACGGGGGCAGCTACGGGGGCAGCTACGGGGGCAGCTGTTAGTTGTTGCTCGGTTTCTACTTTAGCTACAGCTTCTCTTGCCTTTGTAATAGCGCGTTCCACTTTGCCAAACTTCTTTGCTTGCACATCAGCAACGTGCATAGCCATACGCTCAGGATCAAACACTCCTTTAGCGTTCAATTCTTCCAGCGCGGACATAATTCTATTGGTGCGCTGACCCATAACAGAAGCAGTCTGTGCTTTGCGTTGGGCTTTCTTGTCAGCCCGGGTCAACTTAACTTTACCCATTGACTCGGGTTTGAAGGTCAAACCTTCATCGGCAAGAATCTGCTGCGCTTCCATCATGCGGGTATACAACGGCGAACCAACAACCGGAGGACGGCCAGCTTTTGCTTCACTGCTTGCCAATTGAAGAACGGCTACTGCATCGCCTTTGTTAGACAGTTCCGGCAAATCTCCAGTGGCAGGGTCGTACGAGCGAGTGTCAAACGTAGGAGCTTCTGCGGTCTGCAACTGGGTCAGTTCCAACATAGACAACTGACGCTCAAGGCTGGTATCTTTGTCCGTAACGTAAACGCCAGAACCTTCGTTGAACATCTTCTTGTACTCGTTTTCTGTACGAGTACGTTGCTTCTGATCTACCGGGGTAATGCCAAGATTGGCATTGATAGACTCGTTAAGCGGACGAGTGCCGTACGTTCCACCAACCGTTTCGATAGGCTTGGTGCGCAGTGCCTGTTCGTATTGTGCTTGCTCCCGTATCGGAGACAGGTAATTCTGGTAGTCCCTTGACTCCAGTGCGTTGAGCATATCCGCCGGGGCGTTGGAATTTGGGTCAAGATACCCCTCGGTACGCAATCCGGTAGCCAGATCACGGCGAGCAGACTCTTGGCGCATAGCGCCATAACCACCACGAGCACCAAACAACGATCCGGTCATGCCACCTTCAACTGCGGACGCACCTAGCCCCTGACTCCAAGGCTTACCCTCACCGATGTTTTGAAACAACTGTTCGCTGGGGCTTTGCAGAGCTTCTTCCGCAGTTTCTTTAAACACCGAACGCGGGATAGCGGTAAGCATATTGACCGGACTACCCGCAGCCAACTGCCGTTCCGTAGTAGATGCTGTTCCCATAACTCGGGCAGCAATTTGACTTTCTAGATCGCCAGCATCGGGCATAAACCGACTTGCGCCACGGGCAATCAATCCTGTAGCAATACCTGCCGGTACGCCAACGTACCTTGCAGAAAAATCATTTTCTGGGTTGGCAATAATGCTGGCGGAAGTAGACCCACCGGCCATCAAACCTTCTCCAACGGCTCCAGCAATAGCAGGATTCTCTAGTGCAGCGGCAGCGCGAGTAAGACCAAGACCTCTAGCGCCAAGCTGCGCACCTTTGGCCAAGTATCCACCACCAAACATTTGTGGAATGGCTGCGGCAGCAGTACCAAGAAGCTGCGATGGGTTGGCTGATAGTTGCCTAAAAGCTTCTTTTGCACCTTCTACATTGCCCTGTGCGCTTGCAGCTTCAATAGCCTGCCGCATTTCCCGTTCTTTTTGAAGCCACTGCTCAGAGTGAAGTTGCTCTCCAAGATACTTAGTGCCTGAATCAATAGCACGGGCAACCGGATCGGCAATCAAGTTAACGCCCGGAACCATAGCAGCAAGACCAGCTACTCCGCCCAGACCATAGCCAACACCCTGCACTGCATCGACGGCAATATTACCTGCTGTACGAAGCGTGGAATCCGGTGCTGGCTGATCTAGGGATAGTCTGTATCTAACTACATTGGGAGTGGTGTTGTTGTTTTTTGCAATACGAGAAACTATATCGTCGTCAGAGAACGAACTAAAGTCTGACCCCCACGTTTTGCGAATGTCGGCAATTGATGGCACAGTGTTTCCGCCTATATGTATAGGTATGTTTTAACGAGACAGTACATTGTTTGCGTAGTCAATAGCTTCTTGTCCGCCAAGTCCTTTGAATCTAGTCATTTGGGGAGACTCTATTGCCCCTTGCCTAACTTGTCTTGGGGGAAACGCTCTTTCTAGTTTTCTTTGCAACTCTTCTCTTTGCAAACCCAGCATCCTTGCCCTATCGCCAGCAGCGGCAAGCGATAAACCGGTAGGAACAGGAGCAGCGGCAGCAGCAGGAGCAGCAGCAGGAGCAGCAGCAGGAGCAGGAGCAGGAGCAGGAGCAGGAGCAGCAGCAGGAGCAGGAGCAGCAGGAGTAGAACCGTCGGAAGTAAGGTTTAAACCACCCCCTGTATTTTGATCACTACCAAAAGCACTTTGTAAGCTGGCTCGCGCTTCATTGTTTTTTTCTGCAGGAGATAGTTTGTTCCATCTCTTAAGGGCTTCTCCACCTGCTTTTTTAGCATCGTTTCCAAGCGAAGTTACTTCTTCTCTAATCATCGGAAGAAGGTCTTTTGCCGGTATGGAACTAAACAAACCCCTAGCTTCCGCTGCTACTGTTGGGTCTTTTACAATTCTTTGATACGCTTGCTTCAAAGCATCTGCTTTTGTAAGGGTGGAGTCTGCTCCCATCAGAGCCGCAGCAAACCCTTCAGCTTTATCCGCCAATGCCGCTGCCTGAGTTTGCGGAGTACGAGCCGCATACAGTGCATTACGCAACTCACCCATAGTTCTCAGTTCGGCGTACTTGATGGCTTCCGCACGAAATTTATCTTGGAAAGCTATAGTTTTTGATGGGTCGCGCATAACCCCGGTTGCCAAGTACTCTTTAAAAGTACCTAGCGGGTTAGGGTCACTCCTGTTTGTAGAAAAAAGAACTTTACCGGGTTCATCAGCATGATAAAACTCAGTAACGCCCTTACTGTTTGTTCTTTGGGCAAAGTCTTTTCCATTGGCAAACTGTTTGTACGGGCCTTTATTTAACTCGTCTATTGACCCTGCCCGCATAATTTCTGATGCAAGTTTGTCAGCTTTCTCAATTTCTACCAGTTTGTTAAGCTGCATACTAGAAACACGGGCACTGGTCAAAGTGTTGATTGCAGCGTTAGCTTTATCAGCGCCAGATACTTCAGCAATTTTTCCGTATAGCGTTGCGCTAGCTTTAATGTACTCTTCCGTTCCGGGCGTAAGAGCGTTTAGAGCGATAGTAGCTGCAGCAATCTCTGGACGAGCAGCTAGTTCACCAATCGCTTGGGTTGCTTCTCGTTGCAGTGCCTCCGTTTGCAGAGTAAGTGCTTTCTTTCGTTCCGGTGCGGAGGCAAGCGTGTCTAAAGCACCAGCTTCGGAAAACTTACCGTACTTCAGAGCTACATCGCGCTGACGGCCAAGTCCTGCACCGGGAGCGTTGTATCCGAGCATAGCCGAATCAGCTTCAATTCGTTTAGCTGGGGTGTCCGTTCCCTGTTGTTCTCGGTAAGCACCCCCTCTTATGTCACCCGGAGCCATACGAGATGTAGTCATCTCTTGGTAGGGAGTTGATATGTTGCCTACCGTGTAGCCAGCTTTTGTATACGCTTCGCGTCCAGCTTCTGGTGTGTTTTCCGGTATGTAAAAAGTCTTGTTATCCGGGCCAGTGACTTGCAAACCTTGCCTTTGCTCCGCAGTAGCGGGCGCTGCAGCACTTTTCAATTCAGCTAGGTAAGCCTGTTGGTCTTCGTACGCTTTTTTTTCGCGTTCGGCCTTATCTATTTCTTCAAGTTGTTGGTACGTGCTAAGTCCTGATTTGGCCGCACTGCCAGCCAAGTAACCAAGTCCAGTGAGAAAAGATGCCATATTAGACCTCTACCATGTCAATGCCGAGCAACGAATAGTTGACCAATGCGTAGCCTCGTGAATCGTAAACAACAGCTTCAGGCACAATTGCCTCAACTTCATCAGCCATAACGCCACGGAAACGACGAGAGTCGCCATCAATGTACTCAAACTCGTAGATACCCAAGCCGGTATCAGGATCAATGCTTACTTGCTCAATGTTCTTCTTCAATCTGCGGTCAGACCCACCGTACTTCATGTACAACGCTGCACCAGTGCCAATGGCCGAACCAAGACCTTGCATTCCGGCAGCAGATCGTTGCGCTTCAGCACTGTTGTACTGCGCCAGCATGTTGTTGTAGCTGCCCTGCGCACTGAGTATGTTGCCAAGGCCACCCATCTGCTGACCGATACCAGTCTGCTGGAAACCAGCGCCTTGCGCCATACCAGTAAGCAGAGCGTTGCCCGGAGCCATAGTGTTTGACACAGCAGAGTTACCAGCGTTAAGAGTCAACCCATACGCACCTTGCGCAGCACCGGGGAGGTTACGACCAAGACCAGCTGCATCAAGTTGACGTGCCCAGCCAAGGTTACGTTGTTGGTTACGCGCACCAGTCATTGCACCAGCTACAGCAGAGGAGTTAGCACCTGCCAACTGTGCTTGCATTGCAGCCATCTTTGCGGGGGAGTACCCATACCGAAGACCCTGACGCGCCACCATGTTGGCTTGCTGCGCTTGACCGCGACGAGCATCGGCAGCAGCTTGCGCTGCTTGTTCTTCCATACGCTGCGGAGAACCTTCAGCCGTAGCTTGCGCCACCATCCCTTGTTCTAGCGGACGGAATGTATCAGTCATGTACTTATAGTAATCAGTACCTTGTTGCTCTGACTGCTTCATCAAAGCAAGCTGCTGGGCAACTACAGGTTCTGCTACGCCACGGTTTATCTCGTACTGACGCTTTGACTCAGCCAACTGTTCACGACCAAGGTCTGCACCAATCTGTGCAGCTTTTTCAGAGGCAGCGGCTAGCTGCGAATAGTCAGGGGCAGCAGGGGGTGGATTGTCGTTACCGCCAAAGATAAAATCGTTGTAGACTACCCTATCCCACTTATGCTTGGGAGGGTGATCGGTTGGACAGCCAAGAGGAATATCCCCTGCCGGATTAAGCCGCATACGCATATTCGCATCCTCCTGCAAGTTGCTTGGCTGGGGTCATCCCCACCACAGAAACCATTTTTTCTCCGGGACTTCCGGTACGAACTTGTGTCATTGTACAACCTCTGGCTGCTGCCAAGTTAGCTATAGTAAATAGGCGGTTTTTGGTCGCCCACTTATGCCTCCACTGAGGCAGAATTCCTATGTGGTAATACGGGGTGTTGCAAGCGATTGCGCCAATGTCTTTACCGTTTAACTGGATAATTACGGCATCCCAAGTCTCTAGTTTAGACAAGAAATCCCCTTCTGTCTCTGGGGTTAAACGATCTCGGTAGGCTGTGTAGAACACATCTTTGGCGTCCGGGGACTCGACAAACTCGATCACTGCATAGCCTCTAGAATCTCGTTGATCTTGGCTGCACACGTTGCGGCGGTGGCAGTTGCGGTATCCAACGGGACAATCTTGCCCTTACGAGCACCCGTAATGATCTCAATGTTCTCTTTGACCGCTATGTTGATGGCAAGTTGGTCAAACTGAGGGGCTGGGATGGCACGTTTGCGGATTGTCATATTGCTTTCAACCCTGCTGAAGTTTCGGCCATTTTGACGTACAAGACTTGAGCCGTGCCCAGAAGTTGAATCCTGAACATATCGGCTAACGTACCTGCCGGTAACTTAAAGGTCTCAGTGTCTTGCACCAGATGGGAAACAGCAAGTTCGTCGTCGTAATACAGGTTAAGCGTAACGTACTCGGTTTCCGGGGTAGACACATCATAGGTGGCTGGCCCCATTCCAACAGCTTTGTAGTTAACATACCACCCGTTAACATTTCCTCTCGGTATACCGGTGCTGCCGCCGTAAGTTGCTACGATGGTTACGTTAGATGCCGTGTTAGTCGCAAGAGCCGCCAAAATTGCGTTTTCATCGGCAAGGGATAGCACCCGTTTGATGGCAACTTTAGCAGCGCCCCAATTAATGGGCCTTGGCAGTTCGTATGTCTTGGAAGTCCAGCTGTAAGGAATCCGCAAGCCGCTCTCAGAGTCAAACTTGTACACGCCGTCCGAAACAAGGTAGTACGCTTCACCGTCGTTAGGGTCTGCGTACAAGGCGTCGCACTGCACAGAAGATGTAGTCAGCGGAGCACCCTGCTCTAGCAGTTTGAACAGCAGAATTGCCGGTACTTGGCTGGTTGGCTGATACCGAATGAAAACACGGTTTTCAGACAAGGCGCTGATCATAGACTCAGGATTGAGCAGTTTCCACTCGACTTCTGTGTAGAAGTCTTTGGTAAAGATAGACGGGCCTGCCTGTCCTATGTACGCAAGGCCAAACGATGTAGCGTAGAGAACACCGTCTCCTACAGCAACCATGCTTCGTTTAGCTAAACACGGCCAGATAGTGTTAACTTTTTGCAAAGTAGCAGTTGCTGGTTCAACGCCGTCAGCCATGTACGGGTTAGCGTGAGTAGCGGCTACCACCACCGTGCCGTACGATCTAGTCTGTACTATTGGGTAGTCAGCGCCCAACTGATAGGCAATTGGCCAAGCGTGAGCTTGGTAAGGTTCCGAGAAACACAGCAAGTTGTTTACAAACCCAAACGCTGCGCCAGACGGCAGGAATCCTAGACCGCGCAGTCCTGTAGGCGGGGGAACCCACCCATCCGAAATAAGATCGTCACCCTCAATCTGAGCGTCAGTTAAGGTGTCCGAGTACGTTGTAGCAGTAATGTTATCGGCTACTAGCTGGTAAGTTCCAGTAGAACCGGTAGTCCGATACAGACGCCGGTACATGCCAGTGGTGTTCCAGTAAGCTTTACGTGCCCATGAAGTGTATGCGGAATAGTTGCCGGTTACGGTAAAAGAAGATGTTGTAGGCACGGAAACTACATCTAACGTAACCGAGTTAATTACAACTTGATCTCCTGCCCGAAGCCAATGCAGTGCGGATGCACTGTTAGTAAATGTGGTGGAAGGGGCCGAGTAGGTAGCCGTACCCGAACCAGTATTGGCCGGAAACGCTTGCATAGCTGTGGTAGAACCAATGCTCCACGTACCATCTACTCGTCCAGTAACTTCAGCTGATACGGGGGACGGGGCGGACTCTTCTCCAAGGGCGGTAACAAACGTGTACCGATAGAAACGGGTCGCTGCCGTACCAGTCCCACCAGCATGAGACACTGAAACAGCAGTTGTAGGTGTTGGAACACCCAGAGCTAGGTCACTAGCAACAGTATTGTAATTAGTGTACGTGGTATAGCGTGGTTCACCGTCTCCAGACCAGCAATACCGTCCTTCTACGTCAACAGCCAACGGCACTTTGGCTATATCAATGTCAATAGTCCAAGTACGCCATATTTCCCCGTTAGTTAGCTCGTTGACCGCACGGTAAGTAGTTATAGGGTTGGTAGCAACAAACGACCGAGCAGAGTACTTGATAGGGCGTATTTCACCCGAAGTAAGGTTCACGTTAGCGGCATCTGCCGCAGCCCCATCGGGCAACAGACGAGCAGCCGTCCTAGGGTACAAACCCCCAAACGGCCCAAATTTTATGGCGGAATTAGGCACGTATTACTCCAAATTAAGCCAGCATGGTTTCTGCGGCCTTTTCGACCTCAAGCACACGACGCTCCCAACCCTTGCCAAAGTCAGCCCAAGTGTTCAGTGCTTTCAAGAACTGGAGCCGTTTGGCTTGGTACAGATCAACGATTTCGGCTGGATCGTGGGCTGCAACAGCTTGCAAAGTACCGTTACCGATCGCTCCGTCTGCTGCTGCCCCAACACACTCTTGAAGCCACTTTGCTGCCCTGCCGGGGCCGGAATTAATGGCGGCGTCGAAAACAGCATAGTCTACTCCAGAGGGCAAATTGTCGCCTTTAATTTTGTCCCAGTACGCACGTTTGTACAGGGGCGCTACATCCGCCGGGGTCAACGCCCGCATTGCCTTCTCATCCACAGGATGCCCAACGAATTCTTCCCAAACCTTTTTGGTGCAGCCAAGGTTGGTCATGCCGCCCGGATCGGACGGATGGTTCACAAATCCACCCTCGTGGTGCAGGACTGCGGCCAGTGCTTTCTCAAAGTTCTCTTTCATTTTTCTATCTTCTCCGTGACTTTTACTGCTGCCAATATTCCGATGAACCCGCCAACAATGGTGTTAAACGCCGGGCCAATGATTGGAAAAATGTCGTCATTGTTGACCACGCCGTTGGGCAGGAACAGGCCATAGAGGAACACACCAACCATCGACACCATCACCAGCGATAGCGTCACGCTGACCAGAATCGTCACAAAGCAGATCGTCTTCTCTCTCATTGCGGACACCATGACTGTTTGGCGTCGCCGTAGTACGCACGGGCAAAGCCTTTGTTGATGAGCATGTCGCGCAGACTTACGCGGTCAAGAATCACATCACCCAGCACTCGTCCACCGTACTTATCCCAAGCATGCAAAGCAACTTCTACTTTCTTGGCTTTAGCAACGGCGGCTTTGGTGAACTCGGTTGCCTCTTTGCCCTTGGCATCTTCTTCAGGACACTTGGCACGAAACCCTTTTTCAGGCGTATCCACGCCAAAGACGCGAATGGATATTTCCTGTTTAAGTGGTTGGGGCAGGTAGGTTGCTGGGATCACCACGGTATCTCCGTCGATGACGCGAATGATGGTTGCCTTGTACACCACAGGTTCTACAGCTAACGCAGCTGCAACGTAGGCCAGAGTCAACGCCAGTACTGCAAGCAGTTGTTTCATTTCTTGACTCCCATGATCTTCTCAAGGGTGCGGCCACCGAAGTAGAACGACATGATCAGCATGCCCCACTGACCGAGAAGCTGCACGTACTCCTTGTTCACTTCCACATCCCACGCGGACATCATGCCGAACACGGTGTAGGTAATAAGGATGAAGATCAAGGTCATTGGGCGGATGTTCTTTGACAGCCACGAGTCAGAACCCATGTCAGCCTTCAGCCTGTCAGTCAATTCATGTTGCTCACTTACCTCGGCATTCAACAGCGCCAACTCACCGTTCTGCTGCATCTCCAGCAACTTCAACTTGGCTGCTTCCGCAGCTGCCGGGTCTGGAAACACTTTGTCCAGAATTTTGCTGCCGATGTCGAGTATTGCGCCAAGTGGAAACATATCAACCCCTGTAGTAGATGGCAACAAAGATAAGGATGCCGCCGATACCCAAGAACACAAAGATACCAACCGTCATCAGTAATTCTTCCTGCTCTTGCTTCTTGCGGTTAGCTCTATCTTTGGCCAACCGTGCCTTGCGTATCTTTTCGCTGTTCTCTGCATCTTGCTCACCGCTGATGCGGTTTCTTTCTTTGCACAACTCTTCGTACAAATCCATCTCGCCCTTCATGGCGAACATGTCACGCAGCTCCCGCTCAAACTCTTTCATCTGCTTGCGCTGCATCACGATGGTGAATGCTTGGCTTAGTGCAGACTCTTGCTTTGCAGCCTCTTTCGGGTCTTCCGACTTCGGTTGAGACTTGAGTAATTCTACTTCTTTGGCTGCTTTTTCTATCTGACCTTGAGCTTTGAAAAACTTGCTCAGGTCGTCGTAGCAATCCTTGATTTCATGGCCAAGATTGATGGCTTCCTTGACGAAGCCAACCGAGGTCTTAGCTAGGGCAAATGCGGCTCCTATGGTAATTGGATCGAACATTCATAAACCCTCTCTAGATTCCCAGAAGTTTTTTGGCGAACTCAGCAGCTACACCCGGCCCAAACAGCACAGCAAAAATTACCCCGTACAGCAGGTACTCAATCTTGTCCATGCGTTTAGAGCCTTTATCAAATGACTCTTGAATTTTTTCATACCGTGCAGCGCATACGGCTTCATGCACGGAAAGGCGTGTGTCCAAGTTATCGTCGCTCATAATCAGGTCTTTATGATGTAAGTAACGACCAAGGCTGGCGGCACGTTTTGGCTAGTACCCGTTCCATAGTCAGCATTGGTAACGCTTGCCGTACCAGAAGCAGTTGTAAAAGTTTTATTACCACTTAAGTTTTCACCGGCTGAATAGATGTCCGGAGTATCACCACCAGATTTTTTAGTGCTAGCTAGGGTAGCATTGTGAGTATGGCCAGCGTCAGTTGCTACGTGGGTGTGTTGTTGCGTTAGTTGACTACCGCCCCCTGTACCCAGCGTCGCACCATCAACACCAGAACCAGCCGTAGTCAACCGGCTAGCAGCAGTGCCACCCATATTGTCTTTACCAAACGCAGCGCGGCCTCGGAAATCTGGCACGTTGAATGTGGTAGTTCCATCTCCTACACCGTACGCGGTGCTAATCGCCGTAAACAGATCGGCGTAGGTGGTTCTAGAGATAGCTTGTCCGTAGCACAGCAGCCAGCCAGTAGGCGCAGTAGCCCCAGCGTACGGCATCAACATACCGGAAGCAAAGGCAACCAGTGTTTGGAAGGTGGGCAAAGCCGCAGCGCCGTTGCTGGTAAGAACTTGACCGGATGTTCCTACGCTGGCAACTGATTGATGCGCCCCAGTTGTGGTTGTTCCGCCACACTGAACGGCGTAGGCAGTTGCAGTTGCGTTTCCAGTACCACCCCCCGACACAGGAACAGCGGTAGTGAACGTAGGGGACGAAATGCTAGGGGCAGTAAGCGTTTTGTTGGTAAGTGTCTGAGTGCCGTCAACTGTAGCAACAACTGCTGCGGTGTAACGCAGTTCAACAATATCCGCAGACGCATACGCCCGAGCCGTAGTTCCTTCTTGCGCCCTGACAATGGTAAAGGTGTCGGTAGACCGAGCAGTTGCCTTAACAATCTCAATGTTGTTAGAGGAATCCTGCAGGGTTATGAACGTAAAGTCTCCCGCACTGATGGACGGAAACCTAGCTCCGTGACCAGCTTGAATAGTCATAGTGGTAGCCGCGCTACCAAGACTGCTTGCTAGAGTAGAGTACGCACCATTAGTTACTACATAAGCTGCCATTATTGCTGCTCCTCTGCGGGTTCAGGCGTGTTGCCTTCTGCAAGCCATGCAAGGTTGGTTGAGTGTGTAGACATGATGTTCCTTAAGTAACAACTGGCACCGGTTTGATCTGGCTGTCGGCAGTGTCGTAGTAGTGGCCAGAAGTGGTCACATCATCAGCGCACTCAACCCAGAACAACACACCGTCAACATCAATCAAACCATCCTTGGTGTCTTGTATTTGTACAATCCGAACGCCAAGCGAAAATGGTTCTTGCAAAGCAATATATGCGTATTTCATATCTTCACCTTAGTATTCAAAAATCACAACGCCAGCAGCGCCAGCATATCCGCCAGTATTTGCATTACCACCGCCAGCGCCGCCGCCATAAGGACGCCCTGCTTGACCTGCTTGCCCACCCGCAACGGAACCTTGGCCTCCGCCGCCCAAATATGATGAGCCACCAGCGGCAGTAAAAGCATCTGTAGCATTTCCCATTCCACCAGCACTTCCGCCGATATTTAAATCTCCATTACTTCCAATGCCACCGCTACCACTTTGATTGCCTGAAGTTGTACCACTTCCTCCGGTTGCAGAAATTGTGGTAATTGTTTGCGTTCCGGATGCGACTTGCGATGTGCCACCAGTGCCGCCACTAGAAGTACCTCCTGCACCAACGGTATAAAGCAAAGTGTTTCCCGGCGTAAGTCCGGTCAATGTTTTTATTGCAGTTCCACCGCCGCCACCGCCACCAAAACCATTAGTGCCCCCAACTCCACCACCGCCAGAAACGACAGTGATGCGGACTTTGGTAATGCCAGTAGGGATTGTAAAAGTTGCAGAAGTGCCAGTGGTTTTGACATCCATTGTAGGAATCGGGCTAGAGCTGGCAGTTTGAAATGTAGGTAAAGCAGCAGCACCGTTGCTAGTAAGAACTTGACCGGATGTTCCTACGCTGGCAACTGATTGAAACGCTCCAGTCGAAGTGGTCCCCCCCGTCAAAACTGCATAAGCAGTAGCAGTTGCAACTCCAGTGCCTCCATTTGGCACAGAAATAGCAGCACTGAATGTGGGGGTCGAAATGGTTGGCGCAGTCAGCGTTTTGTTGGTAAGGGTTTGTGTATCGGTCGTACCCACGACAGTACCCGCCGGGTTGCCTGTACCCCCAGCAGGAAATGAAACGCCAGTGCTGCCATCAATCGTTGTTGCCATGTTTACACCTAATCTGCGCCAACAAGCGCCATGATTTCGTCAATGGTTTCTTTGACTTCCCACGAGTTGCCATTCATGCCGAACGCTACGGTAATTTTTGTGCCGTCTTCTTGCGAACTTTCAAAGAACGACATCATCGCCTCGGTATTCAGAATCAAACTCTCACCGATACGACCTTTAGTTGCGTTGGTTAGCTTGATCAGTTTCATAATTGCTCAACCCAAGAAGTCGTAGCTTCGTCCCACGAATACCGCTTTTCATCAGTCGGCATCGGGGTGGGCGCATCCCACAGGCAAGTACCTTCATTCAACACCCAAGACGGATACGGTTTTGGAGAGATGAAAGCATCGCGTCCTGCGTCATAGCTGTAGCCGATGCCCGCATAATTCTTACGGTAAGGCGTACCGCCGAGCGCATGAACACCGCCGTGCGTGTTGTACGAGGTTTGCTTGTAGACATCGCCAGTACGCGCAGTCAGTTCAGCTTCTTTGCCATTGT